CCACCTTCGTTACCGGGCAGCGCGTGCGGCTGACCTACGGCGACCAGCAGGTCGACGCCGGCGTGCTGCACGCTTCGCCGGACGGCGCCAGCCTGATGCTCGTTTTCGACGACATCCTGCGCACCTCCCAGGACGGCGCGTTTCTAGGCAGGATGCCGCTGGTGCGCGACCAAGCCGGCGTGTACCGCGATCTGTTCGACGGCGACGTCGCCGTGCTGGAACCGATCCAGGAGGATGCGCCGACACCGACGCACTGAACCATTTTCAACCAAGGAGGTCTGTATGTCAGACGACACTACCTTTCCCGCCGCCGTGGCGCCGCTGGTCGAGGACGTATTGACCACGTGCCGCGCCCAGCTGACCGAGGGCCCGGTCACCGCCACCACCTACATCGTCAATTCGAGCGCGAAGACCATCACCCCGGTCGAGATGTACATGCCCACCGAGGTGGCCAAAGACATGAGCGCCGACGTCGCGCGCTGGATGGCAAAAAACGCCAAGGCCGACGCCACCATCGCGGTATCCGAGGCGTGGTCCCTGTCCGAGCAGGACAGCCCGCGCCACGCCGAGATCATCAAGCAGTACGGCTCGATCGGCGAGTACCCAGGACGGCTGGACATCCTGACGGTCAACGTCCAGACCCACGACGGAGTCTGGATGGGGCGCGCGCCGATCATCACCGAGGGCCGCGCACGGCGCTTCGGTCCGCTGGAAGTGGTCAAGGCGGGCAAGTCCGACGGGCGCTTCACCAACTTTCTGCCACCGAAGGAAGAGGAAGACGGCGAATGACACCTATGAACAAGACCCAGCTCGATGCACTGAAAGTGGGCGACTCGGTCATCCGCCTGCTAGGCGGGGCGATCGCGATGCCGGTGACGATCACGCAAATCGACGACCTGATCCATTGCGGACCGTGGGCCTTCCACCGCGCCACCGGCTGCGAAATCGACGAGGGACTGGGCTGGGACGGCGTGACCGTCACCGGGTCGTTCCTGACAGCGCCGGAACCGTCGCCATGAGCGAGCCCAAGACCTATTTGCCGGAGCCGGCGAGCGTTGCGATGCGCTCCGGCTGCAAAGTGAGCTGGCTGTATTTTGCGACGGAACAAGAAGCGCAGGCAGCGGCAATCATCGCCCTGCATAACGCCGAAGTGGCCGAAGCCGAAGGCTATGACTTTGGCTACCAAGCCCCCGGCGCGATCCGCTTCGTCAAGGACCAGACCGGCGAGGCCGCGCGCTACAACGGCTTGTGGGAAGTGTGCTTCCCCTGAACCGGAGAACAGCATCATGGAAAAAACCGAGCCCGACACCGATGATGCCGAGGAAAAAACCGAATTCACCTACAACGAGCTGAGCGACGCAGCCAAGCAGACCGCGCGCGAACAGTACAACGATCTCTGTTCCAGCGACCAATGGTGGGACTTCGTCTACCAGGACGCGGTGCAGATTGGCGCGCTGCTCGGCATCGAGATTGGCACGCGCAGCTACAATAGCTACAGCGGCCCAGGGCAGCTTCAGGAACCGGACATCTACTTCCAGCTGCATGTACAAGGTTCCGGCGCCTGCTATTCGGGCGAGCTGCACATCGACCAGCTGAAAGACTGCCTGGCGCGCGTCCAGGCCGAAGTCGGCGAACACAACGACGCCTTGAACGAGCTCGCCACCCAGGGCCAGGCGCTGTACGAACAGATCGTGGTGCGCGCCGTCACCCGCCGCATGCTGGGCCAGAGCCTTGAACTGGACGGCGACGAAGGCGTCGTCGAAATCAGCCCAACCACCAGCCTGGGGATCAGTGGCAACGACCGCTGCTACCGCACCACGATCGAGGCAGGCGACTACTGCCTGCCCGAGGCCATCGAGCAGGCGGCCAACGCCTATGTCGACGCGTTTGCCGACTGGATTTACAGCGCGCTCGAAGACGAGGCGGACTACATGGCATCGAGCGAACATGCCGAGGAGGGCATCCACGGCAACGACTACCTGTTCGACGAGGATGGGAACCAACTTTAAGGAGAACATCCCCAGCCCTATGGTGGAGTAAAAATATTCTGGTTTACTTTTTCCCAGCTTTCAATCTACTATCTATCCTCGATCCAACTTAGAGGGTTTAGATATGCCCGACCATCCCGTGATCCCGATTTTGCCCGCCCCGGTCCCCATCCACCAGTGGTCGATCTCCAAAGCCAAGATATTCGGCCAGTGCAAGCTGCGCGCCCAGCTGCAGTACGGCGCCAAGATCCCCGAACCGGAACGCCCGCTCCCGCCCGGCAAGCTAGAACATGCAAACGACCGCGGCACCCGCCTGCACACAGCGGCCGAACGCTTCGTGCAGGGTCTCCAGCCATTGATCCCTGAATTGTCGCGCTTTAGCGCCGAATTCGACTCCTTGCGCCAGCTGTACATCGCCGGCAAGGTCTCGCTGGAGGGCGAATGGGCAGTCGACGACCGATGGGAGGCGACTGGATGGAACGACAAAAACGTCTGGCTGCGCCTGAAACTGGACGCGATGGTGCAGCTGTCCGAGATCGAGGCGACCGTCATCGACTACAAGAGCGGGCGCAAGTTCGGCAACGAAGTGGCGCACGCCGAGCAAACCCAGCTCTACGCGCTGGCGACCTTCCTGCGCTATCCGTCGCTCGAATTCATCCACACCGAGCTGTGGTACCTGGACCTGCCGGCGGGCGAGGATGGGGCGATCACCCAGGCCACCTTTACCCGCGCGCAGGCGCTGCGCTTCAAGGACCGCTTCACCAAGATGGGCATGGCGCTCACCACCTGCACGCAGTTCCCGCCGTCGCCCAACATCTTCAACTGCAAGTGGTGTCCGTATGGCCCGAAGGGCACTGGCCACTGCACCAAGGGAGTGTGACATGAACAAGAACCTGGTAGAACTGATCAAGGCGGCGTTCCGCGCGCGGATGATGGCCAAGACCGGCTGGGGCCGCAACGAGGTGCTGGTCGAGTTCGACGCGGCAATCAATGAAGCACTGCTCGACCTGCTGCTGACGCAGGACAAGGAGAGGGAGAACGCATGACGAGCCAGGCCCACGCACCGACCATGCTGCACGCGCCGGCGAAGTACGCGCCGATGACGCACCAGGAAGAAACCTTGGCGCTGATGCTGACCACCCCGATCGTGTTCGACATGAGCGACCCCGGCACCGGCAAGACGGCAGTGCAGATCTGGGCCTATGCGCGCCGGCGCCGCAACCGGGCCAAGCATAGCGGCTGCGCACTGGTGGTGGCGCCGCGTTCGTTGTTGCGCAGCGCCTGGTTCGACGACTTCGCCAAGTTCGCCCCCGAGCTGGTGTGCGTGGTGGCCGACGCCGACCACCGCGAAAAAGCCTTCGCCGCCAACGCCGACGTATACATCACCAACACCGACGCGGTGACCTGGCTGATCCGCCAAAAACCGAAGTTCTTCAGCAAGTTCGACACCCTGATCGTCGATGAAGTGTCCAGCTTCAAGCACCACACGTCGGCGCGCAGCAAGGCCCTCAAGCACATCAAGCATTATTTCCACTACCGCTCGGTGCTGTCGGGCACGCCGAACAGCAACACCATCCTCGACATCTGGAACCCGGTCGGCATCCTCGACGACGGCAAACGGCTCGGCAAGCAGTTCTTCGGCTTTCGCAGCGCCGTGTGCAGCCCGGCGCGCACCGGTGCCGGCGCCGACATGATCGCCTGGCAGGACAAGGAAGGCGCGGCCGAGACGGTGGCCGCGATGATTGCCGATATCACGATCCGGCACCGCTTCGACGACTGCATCGACATCCCCGAAACCTTGACCTGGGCCACCCAGTACCACCTGTCGGCGAAACAACTGAAGGCCTACCTGTCGATGGAACGCGACCAGGTGGCCTGGCTGCACGACCCGGCCCAGAACAAGACGGCCACGATCCTGGCCAACAGCGCGGCCACGGTGACCACCAAACTCTTGCAGATCGCCTCCGGCGCGGTGTACGAGGCGCCCGACCTCTACCACGTGGTCGACACCGGGCGGTATGAGTTAATCATTGATTTGGTCGAGCAACGCCGCGGCCACCACCCGCTGGTGTTCTTCCAGTGGAAGCACCAGCGCGACGAACTGGTCAAGCTGGCCAAGCTGCGCGGCTTGCGCTACGCCGTGTACGACGGCGCCTGCCTCGATGCCGAGCGCACCGCGATCGTGCAAGCCTATCAAAACGGCTGGTACGACCTGCTGCTGGCACACCCGAAGTCGGCCGCGCACGGCCTGACCTTGACAAGAGGCTGTTCCACGATCTGGGCCAGTCCCACCTACGATTTAGAGTGGTGGACCCAGGGCAACCGGCGCCAGGCCCGCAATACCCAAGCCAGGAAGACCGAAGTGCTGGTGGTGTTAGCAAGCCAAACCATCGACGAGCGCGTGTTCGCGCGCATGCAGGCCAAGGGCGCCGGCATGAGCAGCCTGCTGGGCCTGTTCGAGAAGGTGGCGCCATGAAGCCGCACTATGTCGACGTACCGTTGACCAACGAGTTCATCATCGACATGGTGGTGCTGCTGCTGCACCTGGCCTACAAGGCACAGCTGGCCGAAAGCGACGACTTGCTGTACCAGGCGCAGGAACGCTTCGTGCGCGAGCTGTACCAGCAGGAACAGGAGGACCAGCATGAGGGACGGTGACCCGTGGGCCAATGCCTTGGGCCCCAACCCCAGTACGCCGGTACGTACCGCCGTATCAGTACCGGCCTGGCCACTGGGGCGCCCGGTGGTGCCGATCGCCCCGGTCGACTGGGCGCACTTGGTGGTGCTCGACTTCGAAACCTACTACGACTTTGAGTACACGCTGTCGAAACTGTCGACTTCGGAATACATCCGCGATAAGCGTTTCCTGGCGCAGATGGTGGGCGTCAAGATCGGTCGCAAAAAGACCATTGTCGTGCCGGGCCACAAGCTGGCCAAGTACCTGCAAGCGATCGACTGGAGCTGCCATGACCTCCTCTGTCACAACACAAGTTTTGATGGGTTTATCCTTAGCCATCACCTGGGCGTGCTGCCTCGTTTTTACTATGACACGCTATCGATGGCGCGCGGCCTGCATAGTAACGACATTGGCGCTGCTCTGGACGATGTGGCTCGTTACTATGGCGTAGGCAACAAACTGGCCGGAGTGCTGGAACAGGCCAAGGGCGTGCGCGTTCTTAGCAAGGAGCTGTACGCGAAGATGGCCGCTTACTGCGCACAGGACGTCGAGCTGACCCTGGCCATCTTCAAGCGGATGGCAGCGACGTTTCCGGCCGTCGAAATGGCCCTGATCGACCAGACGATCCGCATGTTCTGCGATCCGGTGCTGCGCGTGGACATCGTGCGCGTCGAGGCCGAGCTGGCGCGCGAGCTGGCCGCGAAGGAAACCCTGCTGCTGTCGATCGACACGGCCGGCTTCGACGACAAGAAACTCAAACCGGCGGAAAGGACGCTGCCAGCGCATGAAAAAACCCTCCTCATGGCCAAGAAAATCGTGGGCTCCAATGACGCCTTCAGCGACCTACTTCGTGCGTGCGGGGTTACGCCGCCTGTCAAGCTTAGCCCGGCCTGGCTTAAAAAACCTGCGGCGGCGCGTCGTGACGAAGAAAAATATGCGTATGCGTTTGCCAAGGACGACGCGGACTTCACCGAACTTCCAGACCGGCCTGAAAAATGGTGCGCCGATCTCGATCTTGACAGTGCTGCTGGTGCGCAAGAACTGGCGGCTCGCCAGGCGCGTCTCCGCGCGCTTGTCGAGGTTCGGCTGGCGGTAAAGTCAACCACCAACATCACCCGCGCCGAACGCTTCCTGACCGCAGGCAGCGCAGGCATGCCACTGCCGGCCGGCTACAGCTACGCGCGCGCGCACACCCATCGCTGGGGCGGCAACAACAAGATGAACCTGCAGAACCTGGTGCGCGGCGGCGAGCTGCGGCTGTCGATCCTGGCGCCGAAAGGCTGCGTGCTGGTGGTCGGCGACTCGGGCCAGATCGAATGCCGCGTCAACGGCTGGCTGTGGGGCCAGCACGACTTGCTGGCCGCGTTTCGCGACAGCGATCTTGGGGTCGGGGTCGACGCCTACTGCGCGTTCGCGACCGAGATCTACAAGCGGCCGATCACCAAGCAGAACAAGCTCGAGCGTTTCGTCGGCAAGGTCTGCGTGCTCGCCCTGGGTTTCGGTATGTCAGCCACAACCTTGCAGATGACATTGGCTAGAGGCGCGCTGGGCGGCGCGCCGGTGTACTTCGAGCTGGCCGAATGCCAGCGCATCGTCAGCCTGTACCGCCGCAAGAACCACGCGATCAACAACGGCTGGGCCATGTGCGGCAACATCATCATCGACATGTTTGGCGGGCGCGCCGGCGCGCACAAATGCATCGCTTGGGAAAAGGAAACCATCTGGCTGCCCAACGGCATGGCGCTGCGCTACCCGGACCTGCGGCAAAGCCTGGACGAGGACGCCCGGCTGGAGTGGACCTACGCCGGCAAGAACGGAGCGCGCAAGAAGATCTACGGTGCGCTGGTCACCGAAAACATCGTGCAGGCCTTAGCCAGGATCATCGTCGCCGAGCAGCTGCTGTCGGTGGTGCAGCAGCACCGCCGGCGCCTGGTGATGATCACCCACGACGAAGGGGTGCTGGCGGTGCCGACCCGCTCGGGCCCGAAGGCGCTGAGAGAGTTACTGACGGCTTTGAGAACACCGCTGCCCTGGTGCCTGGACCTGCCGCTCAACGCCGAAGGAGGGTTCGCGGCCAATTATTCGAAGTAAGGAGGACCCATGGAAGACCTGGTCCGGTTTCGCAAGGGAACCGACCGCAACACCCAATGCTACGAGCTGTATATCGCCGACGTGCGGCTGATCATTTCGTACCAGACCGTCATCGCCGCGCGCTACGGCGGCGAAATGATCCGCCGCCACAACGACTGGGGCCCGACCACCGGGCGCCACATGCGCGAAACCTACGTCAGGGACTACCTGGAAATCGACGACGAGGACACCTTCAACGCGCGCGTCAATGATATGATCCTGCGCTCGATTGCCGACCGCGTCACGCTGCGCATGGTGGCGTGATGACTAAGTAATTAAACAACGGTAAACGACATGCTTGAAAAACCCACGCTGTGGTACGTGCGCGACTGCGCCGGCGACCAGGACCTGCTGGTACGCTGTTCCAGCGCCAAGGAGGCGCTATGGCACTGGCGCCTGCACTTCGAGCGCATGGCCATCGACGAACCGACCTACATCGGCCCGGTGCCGCTCAACCTGTCCGGGCCGATCGATTGGAGCCGGATCACCGACAGCCCGCTGACGGTGCACTACAAACCTATCCCTGACTAAGGGACACGCCATGAAAATTACGCATTTTAGCCACACCGGCGTCGCACCGGATGGAACGCTGGCCGCTGGTGGCGCGGTCGAAGTTATCGGCGGAGTCAGGTACAGCGCGCCGGAGGGCGGCTGTGGCATGCCTGGCTGCCATTGCAGCCCCGGCCACTGGCTGTCCATCACCTGTCCACGCACCGAGGATGGCGTGGTATCCGGCTACACCGCACACTTCGACAGCAGGCGCGAACTCGAAAATGTCGACCGCGCCGAGATCGAACAGCAAGCACAACAACAACTTAGCACTCAAACCAAGGAGTAAACATGGCAATGCGCTACGAGACTTTTTACAAACGCTACCAGCCGGAGATGGACGCAACCGGCGAGTCCTTGAAACAATACGACTTCAGCGACCCGCTGGTGACCGGCACGGGGCTCGACCAGCACTTCATCTGGACCATGGTCGACGTCGACGGCACCATGTACATCGTGCCCGGCTGGCACCGGGTCAACCGGATGTACTATATTCGCACCGCCAAACCGTGGACCGACAAGGACAGTAACATCGAAGTGCGCTACTAAAAACTTAGCCTTTTTCACCGATGCGCCGGTACGTACCTTCTCGGGTACCCACCGGCGCATTTTCTTTTGGAGAACACCATGATGATCGACACCATCGCCGCTGTGCGCTCGATAGGCGAACTGGTCCACCAGTACGGCCCGCGCGGCGAGCACCCCGAGCACACCCGCGCCGACTGGCGTGCCGAGGTGGCCGCACTGTGCACCGTGGCCGGCTACTGGGACTGGGTAGTGCGCAAGCTGACGCGCCACCTGGTATGGAACGAAGACATCGACTGTGCGAGCCCTGTCGCCGCGCAGGAAGCTGACAACCCCGACTAAAGGAGAACGCCATGATCCGCATTACCTGCCCCGAGTACATGGAACAAGTGCGCGCCTTTGCGCACAGCGTGAACGCGCAGCCCGCGCTGCAGACCCAGCTGAACTACCTGGCTGGCTACGGCGACGGCAACAACATCTGCGAACTCTACAAGGACTTCGCGCCGCACAGTTTCCAGTTCCTGATGAAGCACCCGGACGGCTCGAACTGGTTCAACGGCGGCTTGATCTACAACGGGCCGGGCGTGCGCCTGGACGGCTCGTTCCCGGCGCTGACGGTGTCGCTCGACACGCTTAACCCGGACTATGACACCGAGGCGCACAACTGGAGCGTGCACACGTGACGATCAAACAAGCGCTACTTGCCGCTCCCGACGGCCAGCTCGACGCCAGTGTCAAACCCCTCATCGAAAAGTGGGGCGAGGACCCTGCCGCGATCGACGTCTTGCACGTACTGGACCAATGCGTTCGATACGCGCTGGCCAGCAACTTCACGATAGGCGTTCTGGAAATTATTCTTAATCAGTCAATTGCCAGGGAAGGCACCAGCTACGCCGAGGTCGTCGCGCAGGCAACGTGGCGGAACGATACGACAGACTAAACCACGAAAGGAGGGCCGCCATGGAAGCGGTCATCGCCATCAGTTTCATCGCGCTGCAATTCGGCGCCAAATGCCTGCCACTCATGTGCAGCAAACTGGCCCACTTCGCGCTGATCCAGCGCATCAGCCAGCACCACTGGATTGTCTGGCTCGGCCACCCGGTCATCTGGCACGGCCTGCACGAGTACTGCGTGCACCTGGTCGTGTATAGCGGCTACATCATCAGTGGCCACTAAGGAGGACAGCATCATGGACATTGTTCTTCAATTCAACAATCCGACCCCGACGCATTGCGATGTCGACGTGCTGATCAACGGCGAAGCGACCGGCACGCTGCACTTGCGCCAGGTCGACCTGCTCACCTTCCAGAACATCATGCTGTATGGCTGCATGGAGGCGTTCGACACCTTCCTGTCACGTGGCAACCCCAACCCGCCCGACAACCCAGAGGAGCATTCATCATGATTGAGGTCATCGTGCTCGCCGTGCTGTCGTCCGGCATCACCAAGCTGCTGTACCGCATCATCATCCTGAAGGAAGACGATGCGCCGTTGTAGATACACAGGTATGTACCGTCTTATTTTCTCACCGCGAAGGAGCGCACCATGCTGGTCCCGGCCCTATTCGTTCTCGCTTACCTCGGCATGTTCGCCGGCTTCATTTACTTTAACCGCTAAAAGGAGAAACACCATGCAACACCAATACCAGGCCTTCACGGCCCGCGTCAGCTTTCCCAACACCGACGACAGCGACACACAACCCGAAGTCCTGCACGACGTCAAGGTGAAAACACCTGCGGGCTACATCACGGTGCAGCTGATGGCCGAGGCGCCGGACACGGCGATCGACATGGTCAACCGCATGTCGGACGCGGCGATTGACCGGCTGCCACGGGTGACGCCATGAGCACGACGATGGAACGCGGATCGTGCAAGCGCTGCGGCGCGATGCTCGATGAAGGGCAGTCGAGCGGCACCTGCGAGGGCTGCGACCCGGTCACCCGCTACGCCTGCGACTGCGACTGGGAAGGCACGGTCGACGACATGGACCTGATCGACGACGCCGACGAACGCGTCTGCATGGGCGAACTGATGGCAGCTGGCCAGTGCCCCGAGTGCGGCAGCTTGATCGAAGTCGACGACGCCGACGTGCCCGACTATGTGCTGAGGCAGGTCGCCGACATCATGCGCCAGCGCGGCTGGGCGGTCAGCATGCCAGGCCAGGACCAGGCAGCGCCGGCCAGCCACATCTCGCGCGAGCAGTCGGTCGGTGGCCAGTACCCACACGACGCAGCGCCCGCCGCCGTCACTCCCGCCGAACAGATCCGGGCGGCGGCCGCCGACGTCATGGCCGAGACGCGGCGTTTCCTGGGATAAGCGCGCGGTTCAAGTTCCGCTTGACCGGCGCTGTTCTTTGGCCTACGATTCGTAACTCGATCTAAGATAGATCGTAATAGAAGGAGGCATGCATGCCAGACACTGCAAACAACGCTGTGGTCGCCCCGGCGCCCACTTTGGGCCGCCTGATCGACGCGGCCTGGGAAGTGCGCGAGAAAAAGCGCGCGGTCCAGGCCCAGCTCGACAGCCTGGACGCCGAGATCGCCAAGATCGAGGGCACCATCCTGGCGCGGCTCGACGCCGAGGAAGTCGACACCGGGCGCGGCAAGAAGGCGTCGGTCTCGATCAGCGAGAGCACCGTGTTCTCGATTTCCGACTTCGACGTATTTACCAAGTACGTCAAGAAGAGCGGCTACTTCCACCTGTTCCAGCGGCGCGTCACCGACTTGGCCGCGCGCGAAATTTTCCAGAGCAAAGGCAAAGTACCGGGGCTGACCCCGTTCACCCGCCGCAGGGTCAACCTGCGCAGCTTGTAACGACGAACCAAGCAGCTTATAAACCCTCGTCACTTTTTCAAGGAGTTTTACCATGGCAACCAAGAAAGCAGCAGCAAAGCAGGAAGGCAACCTGCAAAAAGCGGCCGGCGGGGCATCATCCTCGGCCCTGGTCGACGCGCGCGCCCAGATGGCCAGCGAGATCGCCAAGCTGAACGAGCGCCTGGGCGCGGCCGGCGGCGACCAGATCAAATGCACCCAGGACAAGTTCTTCGAGCTGCCCGACGGGCGCCGCAGCCCCGGCCCGATTTCGCTCGTCATCGTCGACTTCATCTCGATGAACAGCTTCTATGAGGAAGACTACGACCCGAAGAACATCGCCCCGCCGGCCTGCTTCGCGATGGGCCTGAACCCGTCCGAGCTGGTGCCGTCGAACCACAGCCCGGTCAAGCAAGCCGACGCCTGCGGCGCCTGCCCGCAGAACCAGTTCGGCTCGGGCAAGGGCAACAGCAAGGCCTGCAAGAACACGCGCGTGCTGGCCGTACTGCCACCGGGTGCGACCAAGGATACACCGTTGTGGGTGATGAAAGTGTCGCCGACGGGGATCAAGGCGTTCGACGCATACGTGAAAAGCGTAGCCGCGGCGTTCGAGGTGGCACCGGTCGGCGTGGTGACCGAAGTGTCGTTCGACCCGAACCAGACCTACGGCAGCTTGCGCTTCGGCGATCCGAAGCCGAACGAAGACTTCGACGCCTGCTTCGGCCGCCGCAAGGAAGCCATGGCGCGCCTGATGACCGAGCCCGACGTGTCGTCCTACGCGGCGCCGGCCCCGGCCAAGAAGGTGGCGCTGCCGGCACGGCGCCGCGTGTAAGAAGCGGTTCGCGGCGCTTAGCGGCGGTTCGCGGCGTCCATACAACACTGCGCGCCGCGCATCGACAATATTTTTACCGGCAGTAGATTTTACACAGAAACTGGCGCACAATCATTTCCCCGAGGGCCCTAAAAATGGCAGTTCGCAAGTGGCACCTGGCCCAGGCACTGGGCAGCTTTACCCAACTGACCCAGGTACTGCCGGCGCTGACCGGCGAGGAAGTGATCGCCGCCCTGGAGCTCGAAACGGCCACCGGGCGGCGCAAGAGCACCATCGACCGCTTGATCTCGCGCGCTGTGCGGATCAACGAGCTGGCCTACAAGGCACAGCTTGAACAGCAGTACTGCGGTAAGCAGTAAGGCAGCACCGGAACACTCCATCCACCTCTCACGAAAGAATGACCATGGCACGCACTCCGTCAAAAATCCTGTCCCAGCAAGAGCTGAACTTTGTTAAGAAAACCAATGCCGCCGCGCTGAAGGCGGCGAAAGCCGAGCACAAGGTGGCGCAGGGCGCGATCAGCGCGGCGCAGAAACTCCACGATACCAACATGAAGAATTTGGCCAAGGCGCACGCAGCGGCGCTTAAAGAACTGGACAAAGCGGCAGCGGCCACGGCCAAGGTCCTGGCAGCAGCGGAAAAAGCAGTCGCCTGACAAGTGCGACGTCAACGGGGCCCCGCGTCGCAGAGGCGTTGTAAACCGCGCGACGCGGGGCAGGCAAATAAGAACAAGGAGTGACCCATGACGCTGCAACATGTAATGCTCGACAACGAAACCCTCGGCACCCGCGCCGACTCGGTGATCATCTCGATCGGCGCGGTCAAGTTCGACCCCTACACCAGCGCGCTCGACGCCGACGGCTTTTACAGCTCGGTCTCGATCGACTCGAACCATGAAGCGGGACCGCGCCAGGTGTCAGAAGCCACCCTGAACTGGTGGATGGGCCAAAGCGCAGCCGCACGGCGCGTGTTCATCGAAGAAAAATTCACCTTGCGCTACGCGCTCGAACAGCTGGCGTCCTTCATCAACGACCCCGATATCGAAGTGTGGAGCAACGGCGCCAGCTTCGATATTGCGCTGCTCGAACATGCCTTCGACAGCTTCGGCATCGAGTGCCCGTGGAGCTACAGGAACACCCGCTGCTACCGCACCATCCGCAAGATGGCGCACCGCCTGGTCACGCCACTGCCGCAGAACGACAACCATCACGCGCTGGCCGACGCACGCCACCAGGCGCGCCAGCTGCAGCACTATTTTGCCGCCTTACAGGGACAAGCCGGCCAGCTGCAGGGGGCCGCATGACGCTGACCGCGCTGCGCTAAACGCCATGTCCACCAAGCCCGAGACCACCTTCTACCGCAACGTGCACAGCCACCTGCCACGCGCGCTGCACCGCGAGAAGATGAGCAACCCGTACCAGGGCGGTACCTGGGACTGCTGGTATTCAGGCGCGCGCGACCTGTGGGTCGAGTACAAGTTCGTCGTGCTGCCAAAGCGCGACGCCACCCTGGTGCAGCCGGGCTTGTCAAGCTTGCAGCTGGCCTGGGGTGAAGGGCGCCTGGCCGAAGGACGCACCCTGGCGGTGATTATCGGCTGCCGAGAAGGCGGCGTAATCCTGGTCGACGGCGACTGGGAATGCCCGCTCACGTGCGCGCAGTTCAAGGCCAAACTGCTGACACGGCGCCAGATCGCCGAATGGATCACCGTGGCCACGTCGGCGATCTGATCCGGTTTTTCTCAGCAGCTTTGGACCGCGCCCCCGCGCGGTCTTTTTTTGCGTGAAAATTCACTTGCGCAGTGTCGGCTTTTTTTGCGTGAAAATTCACTTTCGCGTCACAATCTATAATAGAATCCGCAAATCATTTTAGATAGGGGAGCGCCATGAAGCAAGAAGGCGGGCTGTATGCATTGCTCGAACAGCGCTTGAAAGCGGCCAAGCATCCACTGACCGCGGTCGCGCTCTACGATGACGCGGCGGTGCGCGAGCTGGCCGGCTCCTGCAACCGGGTGTCGGACTATCTGGCCAATTTATGGCGCAAGGGGCGCGCCACGCGCTCGCACGCGGCTGACGGCGGCGCGTCGCGCTTTGCCTACTCGTACAACGCCAGGAAGAGTACCCCGGTCGAGCGGCCGAGTGGCCAGCTGCCGGAACACGGCGTGCTGGTGGCGCGCCCCAACCTGGCCATTTCCGAAACCCACGACTCGGTGCGGATCGACTTGCCCGATTTTACGATCACGATCAAAAAGCGCTTAGGGGGATAACACGTGGCGCCCGATGCCCTTAAAGCGCTGCGCGCCAGGCTCGGACTATCGCAAGAACAGTTCGCCAGGCGCTACCACTTTGCGGCGTGGAATATCCGCAATTGGGAACAGGGGCGGCGCATCCCCGATCCGGGTTCTGCCCTGCTGCTGGCCCTGATCGACATGCACCCTGAACACATGGCTTTGCTGATCGCCAAACTACCCGAGGAGTAAAACATGGCAGGCTGGAACTATCGCGTGGTACGCATCAAAACCCCCGACGACCGCGAGCCGTATGCTTCGTATGCGATCCACGAGGCCCACTACGACAACCCAAACGCCGAACCAGGCTCGATCAGCGCCGAAGCGATGACGACCAGTTTCGACAGCGTGACCGACCTGCGCGACGCACTGACCCGCATGCTGGCGAGTCTGGACGAACCGGTACTGCACTACGAGGATTTCTGATGAGCACAGCACAAGCTAAACGCATCGCCACTCAGATCATCGGCCTGACGGACGATGCGGCAGTAAAAGCGATCAACGCGCACCGCATCAAGTACGGCTATGAAGTGTGCGAGGGCAGGCCGACCCCGCTGCGTTCGGTCAACAGCATCGCCGGCGTACTGGTGCTGCATACGGATGAACACAACATCGTCACCCGTGCGTATGTCGGCACCAGGGCCCACGACCGGGGGGACGCGCCATGAGCTACTGCCGCTGGTCTTCCGACGACTTCGGCTGCGATGTGTACGTGTACGAAGACGTCAGCGGCGGCTGGACCACCCACGTCGCCCGCTTCAAGGTGCTGGGTGAGATCCCGAAAATCCCGCCGATGACCGGTGACCCGGCATGGCCGGAACTGTTCCTGCCAGCATACAATGCGCAGATGGCGTACCTGGAAACCGCCCAGCGCGCACCAATCGACCTGGCGCACGACGGCGAGTCGTTTAACGACCCCACGCCGGGCCAGTGCGCCGAGCGCCTGCAGTGGCTGCGCGAGCTGGGCTACAAAGTGCCGCAGTATGCAATTGACGAACTACGTGAAGAACAGGAGGCCGAGCATGACAACCAGCCGTAACCTGCGCGAAGGCCACTACCGTGGCCACCAGCGTGGCACCCACTACCGCAGCCTGACAAAATGGATTGTGCTGGTGCATGCGATCGACACGACGCCGCGGCGCGCGCCGGCCGGCATCCTGAAGTGCACCCGCGCCTACCTGGCAGAGCAGCTGGCCGCAATAGAAATCACGGGCATCACCGGCAAGCATATGCACGCCACTGCACTCGAAGTTGTGCGCTACGTGATGGACATCATTCCTGACGACCCGACGTACCGGCGCGATTCTTTGGCGCCGGCGTTCGAGCGCGTCGTAGACCTGGTCGTCGCCTGGGAACAGGAACACTATCCACTCGGAGGTTGATGATATGGCTTCGCTTGATGAATTGCTCGACGCATATTTCAATGTTGTTTGGGCAGAAGGACGCGAGAGTCGGGCACACGACAGGGCCGACCCTGATAAGGAACAGGCACGAAACGCTATCCTCGACTTCTTCAAGGCTCAGCAGGAAAGGAGCGCCGATATGACGATACATACCTATGTCGATATCTCGACCGGCCACGTCTCGCGCGCCACGATGGAGCTGTTATCGTCCGCCGGCGCGATCGACAATCCGTGCCGCGAGCACGGCTGGCCGGCGATGACGATCGCGCCGTACGAGTATGGCGTGTTCATCACCGTGCCCAACCTGGACGACCCGGAATGCTGCAGCCAGCAGCAGCGCAACGCGCTGCCGCTGGAACTGGAGCTGATACTAACTTATGCGCTCCGGCACGGCGCGCAGGTAGTGCGCCTCGATGCGGATGGCGACGTCATCGAAGGGCTGCAGCTGTTCGACTGGTGACTACGCCTTGTCCCGCGACGTTGATGGCCGCGCCGCCGGCTCCTGCGGAATGTGCTGCTCGATCCATTCTTCGATCAGCTCGCCCATCGACGTGTAGTTCTTCGCCGCGTACAGCTTCAGGCGCAGGTGCAGCTCGCGGTTGATGTTGGCGGTCAGGCGCGAATCGGACGGCGGCGGCTTGCGGCCCCCCGCGTTTTCCGGGGCGGCCAGCACGAAAGCCTCGGACGTGAGGGCGGCGAATTTATTCGGTTTCTTAGTCATGGAAATTTCCTTTCGAAGTTCGGGCCGCGCAAGTACAGCTTCGAGCTGTTGTCGAACACCATGTTGTGGGGGGCTAGTTTGTTATACAGCGCCAAGTCACGCGACGCGCTGGCCCCTCCCATGCCGAAGTAATCCATGATGATCGCGCGGCCAACCGACCCGTAGTGTTCGAGCATGGTGTCGATGAAGCGCAGACGCGCCTGCACCGCGCCGTTCATGGGTTTGTCCCCTTGAGCAGTACGTTGAACACGGCGGTCATCTCGGCCCCTGACACCCTCTTGATCAGTTCATTAAACACGTTGCGCATCTCGGTGGCCGACGACGCATTCGCCGCATTGCTCACTTCGACCACGCCCAGGCCGGATTGCTTGCAGGCGTCATACGCGGCGCGGCGGCGCAGCACCGAATCTAACACCACGTAGTTGGGCACCAGGTTGGGCAGCTGCTCGCGCATGTCGCGCGTGCCGGTCTCCTGGTGGTTGGTCGAAGCATTATTGATGACCAGGAACGCCTTCAGGTGCGGATTGAAGTTATGCGCCACGTTCAGCAGCGCGCAGTCGGTGGTGAGCGCTGCGACATCGAACAGCGCGGGCGCAGCCGGCATCAGGACCACGTCGGCGACTAACAGCGCGGCGCGCAGCTCGGCCGAGTCGTGGCCGCCGGCGTCGATCACCACGTCGTCGTATTTGCGGGCCTGGCGTTTGACTTCGCGCACGATGTCGGCCGCTTCGATGATCATCGACGACAGCTGCGCGACGTCGGCACCGCCGCGCAGGCGGTTCCACAAGGTCGAACTCGGTTGCTTCTTGTCGGTGTCAACCAGCAGCACGTCGCGTTCAAGCTGCGAAGCGAGCAATGCGGCCAGGTTCACCGCCACGGTGGACTTGCCGGCGCCCCCTTTCGAGGAGCCTACGAGGTAGATCATGCGAGCCTCCAGGAGCCGACCACGTTGCCGTTGGCGTCGCGCAGGATCGCCGCCGTGTTGCCGATCGACGGCGCGGCGCGCACGGCGATCATGGCGATCTTGAGGATGCGCGCGATCTCTAAGGCGCGCTCCTCGTCGGTGTTGCCAAAGGCGGCATTGGTACATTGGAGTTCGAGGTTGAATGTCATGTCGGTAAGAGGATATGTATCGGTGTATCGGAGGAGGTACGCGGATGCGTACCGGGCGCCATCATACACAGCCAGGCGCGAGCAGGGCGAATTTTTTTTTGGCCGGGTTGCCTAAAAAACAGGCAACAAGTGATGCGCGCAGCGCATAGGGAAAGATTCCCCTAAGTGATGGGCTTCGCCCATAGGTCAACCCCAGAACCAGCTCCCTTGCATGCTCCCTGGGTGGCCGGCCTTGATGGCCGCCACGAGGCGGGGGATGACCCCCTCTTCGGGGGTCACGCCGCTAAAGCAAAACCCGGCGCCCCGGCGGGTCCCCCTGGGGAATGCATGCCAGCACGGCAGGCTTGGCAGGACCAGGGTCGAGATAATCCTTGTGCCGATGGGAAATATTGCGTATAATACGATCTCAGGTAGGGAATCGTTGCTGTCACAACGGGACTTTACTGGAAACCGTTTTAGACAGTCTTCATGCCTTGGTGTCCGCCCTGGCGTTCATGTGACAGCGTGAAGAAGACTGCCTAAAGCGGTTTTTTTTCGTCTCAAGCTTTCACGAACGCACTCCACGCGACAGCAACGGGCCGTCCGGCCGCTTGGAAGAAAAGGATCGACAAACACTCTGGTGTAATCTGGCTAGGGGACCATCGGGGCGCGCACCACCGCCGCCGAGGAAGCGGAACAAGAACGTACGAGACCCGCAAGGGGAGCGAGGCCTGGCCCACCTGTAAAAAGGGCATCCGCGATAACGAGTGTTTGCTGTACAGTGCGCCGTAACGGTTGATCAAAAAGCTATTTTCGGGTTCACCCCTAGCTTTTTGGCAGCCTATCGCCCGAAGCTTTTGATATGAGAAAAACAATGCCCGACATTTCGATGTGCGCCAGTCGCACCTGTTCACAGCGTACAAGCTGCTACCGCAATGAAGCGAGCGGCACTGTACCGAACCCGTACCGGCAGTCGTTTGTTTTGTTTGACGAGGGGCCGGCGTGCCCCGACTTCTGGCCCATCAAGGCCGACTGGCGCCGCGACTACGACGATCAGGACTGAGCGACATGCATATCGAAATCCCGCCCGAAACAGCACCGGTGCTGACCCTGCCGGTCAAGCCACGCGACAACAGCACCGAACGCGTGCTGACTGAAGCACCAGGTTACCAGTGCTTCCACCGCCGTTTCACCATCGACGACAAGCTGCAGCAAGTCGAGTGCCGCGACTGCAAGGAAAAGCTCAATCCGATGTTCGCGCTGGTCCAGCTGGCGCGCCAGGAAACACGCTTCCACGACCTGCACGCGCGCTATCACGATGAACTGGCGCGCCTGGCCGCACGCGAGCGCACCAAGTGCCAGCACTGCAACCAGATGACGAGGATCAGCCGAACATGACGACGATCAAGGCGCGAGAAGGACACAACGAGGTCGTCACCGAGGAAGTGCTGGCGCGTGCGATCCTGCGCGGCATCAAGTCGTCCACCAGCAGGAACCAGCGCGAGGGCCACTTTTTCGGCAAGGTCAACGGCAGGCCGAGACGTGTTCCATTCAAGATGCGTTCGGTGCACATCGCCAGGGGTCACCACAAGCGCCGCTGGAATTTCCAGTTCGGCCCAGTACCCAGGAGCCGTGTATGAAGAAACCCCGCTGGACCTGCGACGACCTGACGCTGATGCACACGCGCTATCCGCACGAGAGCACCGCAACCTTGGCAGCCGAACTGGGGCGCAGCGTGGAATCCGTGTACCAGTGCGCGATGCGCCTGGAGCTGGTCAAGACGCCCGAATTCATGGCCAGCCCGGCCGCAGGGCGGATTCCTCCCGGCGGCGACCACCGTGGCCAGCGCTTCCTCCCCGGCCACCAGGCCGCGCTGGGCAACCGCTCGCAGACCGGCAAACGTAACCCTCGGCGCGCAGCACTGGGCACAGTCATTACCAGCGGCTCGCTCGGTTACGCGTGGATTAAGGTGCTTGACCTCGGCAGCTGGCCACAAGGCTGGCGCCCGCTGCACCATGTGGTCTGGGAGCAGGCCCACGGCCCGATCCCGCCCGAGCACCTGGTGACGTTCAGGGACGGCAACCGCGCCAACGTAGTGATCGAGAACCTGGAGCTGGTCGACAAGGTCGCGTGGATGTTGCGCCACTCGATCAGCTCTCTGCCACCGGAACTGGCGTCGCTGATGCGCCTCAAGGCGAAGCTGGTGCGTACCATCGCCCAGCGCGAAGAAATCGAGAACGCTGGTGAGCCACCGCGCCCCTAAAACTTTATCCACCACCACCAATGAAAGCAAGACATGAATAAAAATGTAGACGATTTGCGCACCGTGCTGTTTAACATGATCGAGGGCGTGCGCATCGGCGACATCTCGCTGGAGAAGGCCCGCACCGTGGCCGACCTGTCCCAGGTCATCGTCAACTCGGCCAAGATGGAAGTTGAATTCATCAAGGCGACCAATGGCAAAGGCCGGGCCTCCGGTTTCCTTGGTACCCAGGAAGTCGAGTCCACGATCCCTCCGGGCACCTTGCCGGTCGGCTTTGTCGGTTCGACGACGCACCGCATCGGCGACACGGAGCCAGGAGAGAACATCGGTTAGTGTCTTTTTTTTTACGGTTTATCACCGAGCGCAGAGCCCCGTAGTCTGTAGGGGGCTGCGCCGCTGAAAAATCAGGGATCCCCGCGGTCCACTTCGTGCGGCTCGAAGCCGGTGGTCTCGCCGCCGCGATGGCCGTCGCTGCGACCCGCCGACCCGCCGGTCTTGCCCATGTAGCCACTCCACAGCGCGTTGGCCGGCAGCGCATCGATGATGGTCGAGTGCATGCTGCGCCGCCCGCCCACCGCCGAGATAACCCCGGTCAGCTGCGACACGCTCGGCCCGCCCAGCGCGCCGATGCCGGTGCCGCCACGGCGGATGTCCTTGAACGCGTCGATGCCGAACTGGTTCTGGCCGAACAGGCCGGCGCGCTGGGTCGAGTTGACCATCCAGTCGGTCAGGTCCCAGTCCTTCTTCCAGCTCGGCTGCGAGCCGCCACCCTGGACCAGGCCTTTGGCGAAGTCGGCCGCCAGCATCATCGGGATGTAGGACGCCAGCGCGGTGGCCGGCGCATAGTTGCCATGACGCGCTTCGTGCATGACGCGCTTGATCACCGTGTCCTGGAACGAGAACGCGAACTGCTTCATGTGCGCCACCAGCGCGAACAGCGGGTCGTTCATCCAGATCGCCTTGCTCGACTGGTCGGGCCGCAGCACGGCGCCGTCGACCCAGCGATTGACGGCCTGGCGCATCCGCAGGTGCGCCGCCAGCGCCTGTTTTGCGTTGTAACCCAGGTCGAGGAAGTCCTGCTCGGTCACCGCGATGCGCTCGCCCCGCTGAATCCGCTCGAACCCGTCCTTCTGGGGCGCGCCGATTCGCTTCGCCCCCTGGCCCGTGCCCTGGCGCGCCAGCTCGATGTCGGCCGGCTTGATGCCCAGCTCGGACAGGTAGCGCATCGAGTGCTCGGACGCGTCGCCATCCTTGTGGCGCAGCAGGAAGCGCATCGCCGCCTCGGTCGCGCCGACCCTTTGGGACGTGTTCATCTGGTCCATCAGGTTCCACTTGAACACCGCCTCGTTGACAGTGCGCGCGGTGTCGCCCAGCCCGCCCAGCCCGTAGGCGGCGCCCAGCACGTGCTGCAGCACGGCCGCGTCGATGACGCCCAGGTCCTCGGCGAACTGGTAGCCGGCGTCGCTCTTGCGGTTCTCGACCTTCTGGAAGCCGCGCGGGATCTCCAGCAGGCCCCGCTTCAGGTTGTTGAATGCGTCGCCCCAGCTGCCGCCGCGCACCTTCACGCCGCCCGGATCGATCAGCATCGAGAAGAACCCCAGCGGCAGCACGCGCAGGTTCTGGTACACCTGCAGCTGGCCAAACAGCTTGCGCGTGCCGGGGCTGATGTCGGCGCCGAGCCGGCCGGTCACCCCCAGCAAGTAATTGTCGAGCACCTTCATCTGGTCGGGCGTGGCGCCCTGCTCGACCGCGGCCGTGCGCAGCTCGTCGAGCTTGGTCACGCCGTCCGCGTTCTTGCCCTCGAAGCGGCGCGCCCATTCGGCGCGCCGGGTGCCCTGGGCGATATACGAGGTCAGGATCCGCAGCGCATCGGTTTCCAGGAACGGCTGGGCATCTTCAGCCGTGATGAAGTGCAGCGAACGCTCCTTGACGTGCTGGTCGCCGGGGCGCGGGGTCGGCAGCTCGGAGCCGTCGTCGCGCATCAGCCGGCTCATCAGGTCGTCGGCCGTGCCCTTGAACTGGCCGCTGTCGATGTACTTCTGGATCATCGTGCGGAAAGCGTCCTGGCGCGCGGCCACTTTGGTCGGGTTCCACACGCGCGGCGTGTAGTTGGTGTTCAGGCCGCGTTCGCCGATGTCGACGCCGGCGCCCTTCATGTAGCCGTGCATGTTGAACATCGTCTGGCGCATCGCGTCCATCAGGCCGGTCTGGTGGGTGTCGGTGCCGTCCTTGTGGCCCAGCGCGATGCGCTCGAATGCCGCGTCGGCCTGCTCCATCGTGAACTTGCCCAGCGCCTTGACCAGCGCCATTGAGCGCGCGCGGCGCTCGACGCCAGCGGCAGGCAGGTAGCCGGGGTCGACCCCCTCCTTGGTGTCGTGCAGGCGGGTCAGGTCGACGATCTTTGTCAGCGCCGGAATGCCGTAGTCGCGGATGCGCGCCGAGCCGATTGAACCGAGCGCATCGGCCACCTCGCGCAGCGGTTTGACGCGTGCGTGCAGGCGGTCGAGCGCCTTGTTGCGCCCCACCTCCATCATCGCCTTGTGCGCGATCGCCGCATTGCCCTTCACGTCGGGCCCGACCATCGCGTCGGCGTACTTGCCCGAGCCGAAGTAGTCCATGATGTGCAGCGCGCGGGCGTCGTTGCTCCACACGCCGAACACGCGCTCGAAGAATCCCGCGATGTGGTCGAGGATGGTCTTGCCCCGGTCGCCCAGCTTGAGCTCGCCGTTCTTGTGGAACTGGTACATGTAGGCGATCCGCTCCTCGGCGCTGCCGTCGACCTGCTTCAAGGCGTCGGGCTGGTCGCGGAACTTGGTGCGCAGGAAGTTGCGCACGTAGGCCGAGTCGGCCGCTTTGGTCAGTGCCGCGAACACGGCCGGGTCGCCGTGCTGGCGCAGGTGGTCGGCGAACCAGTGCAGCGACTCGTGGTAGGCGGTCGACAAGGGGTCGAGCGCATGCACCGACACGTTGATGGCGGGCCGGTAGTCGACCCCGGCGGCGTCCTTGCCGCCCTTGAGGTACGAGCCCGCGTACAGCATGCTGGCGGCCGCGTTGACGGCCGCGTCGCGCCCGGTGACCTTGTTGACGTAGTTGTGCACGCCGGCCTGGGCGGCGGCAGACGAGGTGCCGGTGCCCTGCTTTTCGCGCGAGAACTTGGTGTCGTCGGCCGGTTTCCAGACACCCTGGCCCTTTTCCTCGTAGCCATTCTTGGCCAGGTAGTCGGCCAGCTCGCGCTCGCCGACGTTGTAGGGCCGCGCGCGGTCGGCGTTGCTGTCGGCAATGATCGTCGCGCCGGCGTCGAGCGCCTTCTGCACCTCGTTGGTATCGAGCGCCATGCGCCCGCCCCGATTGCCTTCGACCGACACGAACACCCGCTCGCCCGCCGCGTACACGCCCGTGTTGGCCAGGCCGCCGGCGGCCTGGCGGTACTTCTCGGTCGACGACCGCGCGCTGCCACGCCCGATGAACTTGTCGGCGCCCTGGGCCTTGGCGATGTCCTTGGAAAAGTAGGGATTGGTGCTATCGACACCCTTGATGCGTTCGCCCAGCGGCGGGCCTTTGGCACCCGATGCGAGCACATCGCCGGGGCCAAAAGTGGGCCCCTCGTCGTGCTTGAGCGCGTAAGCCAATTCTTGGCGCGCCTCCTCCCCGCCCTGCAGGTCCAGCGTGTCGAGCCGGTCGGCGATCGCCGCGGCCACCCTGGCGACGTCGGGGTTCTTGGCGTCGCCCATCGCCAGCGTGCGCTGGGCGCGCTGCAGCGCGGCGGTGTTGCTGTCCTTGCTGATCGCGGCGATGACGGCATCGGTCGATTCGCCGCCCTTGCCCGCGCGGTCGATGAAGGCCTGCTGCGCCGGCGTCGGCAGCTTGGCGGCGGCCTCGGCTGCGGCGCTGGCCTGCCGGCTTTTCAGCTGCATCGCGTAGGCGGCCGCCGGATCGTCCGCCATCAGGATGCCGATCCGTTCGTTGGTCGCGTCGATCACCTTGAGCGCATGCTGGTTCGGGTGCTTGATCGCCAGCAGTTCGAGCAGGTTGGTGTGCAGCGATTTAGGGTCGGTGGCGGCGTCGATGTTCTTCAGGTTCGCCACGTGCTGGCCGCCGCCTTCGCTGGCCACCTTGGACCAGGAATTCGCCCCTTCGGTCGACCAGCCGCGTTGTTGCTGGTACCGCTCGACCATGCCGCCCACGATTGGGGCCAACTCGGACACCTTCTTCAAACGCATCTTGCCGTCGTCGCCGATCAGGTCGCCCAGCACCGCCTTGTCGCCCTTGCTGAGAATGCCGTGGTTGTCGATCAGCAGGCGCAGCTTTTCGCCGACCGCGCGCGCGGCCGGGTTGGTCTTGGCGGCCAGGTCGTCGGCCAGCTTGGCCAAGGTGTCGCGGCGCGCGTCGGGCGTGACCGGCGCCGCGTCGCCCGGCCGCGCCGGGGCGGTGTACTCGCCGGCGGTCTGGCGCATCGCCGCCGACACGTTGCCCAGGTTGTTCGGTTTGTCTTTCTTGTAGTGCTCGACCGCCGCCTCGATGATGTTGGCGTCGTTGGCGTCGACTTGCTGGCGCCCGGTCAGCTCGACCTTCAGGTCCGAGCCGGGGCGGTCGCCCTGGTCGAGGCGCGCCTGGGCGGCGTCCAGGCGCTTTTCCAGCTTGGCGAAGGTCTTGATCGCGGCGCGGTCCTGGATCGACAGCGCGCCGCGCTCGTTCTTCATCATCGTGGTGGCGAAATCGTACGCGGCCTGGGCGCGCTGGCCCAGCGCTTCCTTCTCGAAGTCGCGTACGAAGTCGCCCTGGCGTGGTGGCTGCGTTGCAGGGCGCGCGTTGTCGCCGTCCTCCTGGTAGCGCCACTTCGCCTTTGGGTTGTCCTGCCGCCCCGGCTGCCCGGCTTCGTCGTCGAGCCCGCCCAGCGCCTGCGCCGCCACCCGGCGCATCTCGGCCAGGGCCGTTTTGCGCTGCAGCAGTTCCCTGGCGTCCGGCGAGATGGTGTCGAGCGCCGCGGTTGCCCTGGCCGTGGCGGCGCGCAGCGCGGTGATCTGCTCGGCGCGCGTTTTCGGCCCGCCGATCTCGAAATTGGTCAGGTCGTCGATCTTGGCGTCGAGCTTGGTCAGCCGCTCGGCGTGGCTCTCTTCCAGCTGCGCGGCTTGGACAGCGCGCTCGCCCTGGTCGATGTCCTTGGCCGCCGCCAGCCGCGCCAGTGCGTCCTGGTGGCCATTGACCTCGGCCAGCCGCTCGTTGTGCAGCCGCTCGCTGTTGTCGATCAGGCCATGCTTTTCGCGCAGCGCGGCGATCTTCTTGTTCATGTCCGCGAGCGGCTTGGCGAACGCCGCGTCGGACTCATTCATCAGCGCGTGCAGTTCCTTGGCGTCGGCGTCCGGGTTGTCGTTCTGCACCTTCTCGCGCGCCTGCGCGCGGTTGTCGAACAGCGCATCGCGCTGGGCGCGCAGCGGGTGCAGGCTGGCGCGCACCTGCTGGGTCGCGTTGCCGTCCTTCAGCCGTTGCTTGAGTTCGCCCCAGGTCTGCGCTTTCTCGTCGCCCTTGGCCTTTACCACGACGACGTCGTCCGGCACGTCGATGAACTGGCCGCGTTTCTCGTCGTTGGCCTGCTCGATCGCACGTCGCATTGCTTCGATCTGCGCCTCGTCAAGCGTTTCACCGCGCGCCTTGGCGGCCGCCACTTCGCCGCGCAGCTGGGCGTCGTCGCTGTCGCGGCGCAGCTTGATCGACAGCGCGGAGATGCCTTCGGAGAACGCACGCGCGGTGCGGTACTGCTCACCGAAGTCGTTGTCGGCCTCGGTGTACTTCATGCCCTTGCCGCGCCCGTCGACCCGCTTCATGTACGACGCGATGCGGGTGGCGTCGAAGTGCAGCGCGTCCTCTTCCTGGCCGACCGTGATCAGGGACTCCTTCGTCTCAGTGTTGAACCAGTGCGCCGGCGCCTTCAGGTGGCGCTCGGTCATCTCGCCGGTTTTCTTGTCGACTGACTTGACGTGGTTGGCGAACTTCATCGCCTCGGCATCCTCGCTCGTGAGCGCGTGTTCGTCGGCGCTGCGGGTGCGCACCACGGCCAGGCCGTAGTCGCCGGGGCGGCCCTTGGTATGCGCATCGAGCTGTTCGCGGCTCATGTTGTGCAGGTCGGCGAACTCGCGCGCGCCCATCCAGCGCACCTCGCCGCCGGGGTGGCCGGACTGGTCGAACTCGGGATTTTCCTTGTGCGCCAGCGCCGTCTTGACGTTTTGCGGGCGCGTCTCGTCGGGTGCGTTCGGGTAAGCCGCCCGGTGCGCTTCATTGTTCAGCTCGAACGGCGAGGCGTTGCCGGCGGTCGGGGTGCGCCCGTAGTATTTGTGGGCTTCGCCTTCGTACAGCGGCTTGCCTAGGTCGTCGGTCGGGACGTGGTCGCTGGTAACGCTCAGTTCGTGGCCGTAGTCGTCGGCGGCGCGCCCGCTGCGGGTCTCGTCCACCGACTTGACCTTGGCGTTTTCCTCGACGTCGGCCGGCACCAGCTCCTCGCTCTCTTTCGCGTGCTTGGCGAACGCGGCGATCAGCTTCTCTGCCTGTTCGGCACCGAAGTAATCGATCAGCTTGTCGTCGATGCGCGTCTTGGCCACCTTCAGCTCGTTGGCGCCCATCGTCTTCGACAGGTGCTCGGCCGACAAGGCTTTCATGCCCTCGACGAACTCATTGATCTGGCTGCGCGGGACCCAGCCCTGCTGCTTGGTCGGCAGCGCGGAATACACCGCGTAGGCCAGGCCGTCGTCGCGCTTCTGGCGGGTCTGGCTGCGCTCCAGCGCGCCGAAGAAGTTCTCGCGCGCCTGCGGGTCGCTTGACCTCAGCACGTTGTAGACGCGCAGCAGGCGCTCTTCTGGATTATTGGTGCCGAACACGGCGCGCGCTTCATTGAGCATCGGGATCTTGCCGGTGCGTTCGCCCAGCGTGATCATCTTGCGCGCCACGCGCGTCGCGGCCTGCTTGGTGGGCTCGTCGAAGTCGGGCCAGATCGTGTCTGCGTGCGCACCGGTGTCGGCCTGGCCGCGCGCGTCGAACTTCTCGTCCATGATCGCGCGGATCTTGGCCTCGACCCCCGAATAGTCCCTGGAATCGGACTGTCCAGGCTCCGTGAACGGCGTGTAGTCCACGTCCAGCGCGGCTTCGGCCTTGGCGATGGTCTGCTTCGCCTCCTGCACCTGCGTGTGCCGGTTGCCCAGTTCGCTGACGCGGCGCTGGCCATCCTCGCTGGCCAGGTCCAGCCCGCCGAGCTCGTCATGCAGGTGCGCTGCCGCCGGGTCGCCCGTCAGCTGGTCGACCCTGGCGCGCGCTTTCTCCTGCGCTGCGGCGTTGCCGGCGGCGTCCTTGGCCGCCATCGTCTCGACGGTCTCGTCGCCGGTGATGGTGGCGTCGGCATGCTCGCGCCCGGTCGTCAGGTCAGGCTTCTGCAGCGGGGTCGTCAGCTCGGCCAGCTGGTCGTCGAATGAAGCCGCCGCGCGCGGCTTCGCTTTCTCGGACGCCGCCTCGCCCGGCTTCTTGCCCTGGCCTACTTCCTTGGCCGTCGCATCCACAATACCGCTGTCCGCTTCCTTCTCGAACGTTTTCAGCGCCGCACCCAGGCCGACCGACGGCTTCGGCACCTTGGCGCCGCGCATCGAGCCGGCGATGCCGGCAGGCGCGAACGCGGCGCCCAGGATGCCCCCGCTGGTGGTCGCATCCCACTGCTGCTGCTCGTCGTGCGAGGTGTCGCGCCCTGGGTTCAGCTCGCTTGCAGCCGCCTGGCCGATGCGCGCGGTGACGTTGCCGGCCGCGGCGTTGCCCAGCACCGCTTCGGGCACGTTCACCGCCGCCGCCTTGAGGAATGGCATGGCTTGCTGCGCGGCCGCCTTGCCGAACAGCTTGCCACCGACGACCCCCGGCACGACGCTCATCGCCGCCGCCTCGCCGGTGCCGGCCAGCGCGCCCGTCACCGTACGGTCCAGCAGCGGCGCTGCGGCCTGCACCGGGTCGGCCTGCTGTTCGTTGAAATTGGCGCCCATCATCAGCGGTGCGGTGGTCGCCGTCATGCCGGCGATGCTGCCGAGCCAGCCCGGCGGCCCCAGGGCCGCGCCCACCAGGCCGGCGCCCATCGTCGGCCCCGCGCGCCCGAGCATGCCGGTAGCGTAGTCCCACACGCCGCCGGCGCCCTGCGCTTCGCGGTACGTCTGCGGGATGCCCTGCACCGCCTGCTCGGCGCGCAGGCCGCCTGCCCTGGCCTGGGCGCGCTGGCTCGCCGCGAAATCGTTGGCGCCCATCACTTCGCCGGCCTGCCCCGCCAGCCCGTGCAGGTTGGCGGCGATGTCTTCGCCACCGGCGCGCAGGCCGCGCTGGAACGCAGGCTCGGGGAAAAACGGACCGGCCGCGTCCGGCGCACCGGGGTCTTCCTGGCCGGGCGCGGCCTTGCCGTGCTTGGCGTAAAGCTCGTCGATCTCGGCCAGGATGCCCATCTAGCGCCCCCGCAGGCCTGGGTTGAACTTCTGGGTGTCCACCTTGCCGAAGTCCCACACAAACTGGTTGCTGGGCGTGTCGAAGCGCAGGTCGTTCTTGCGGACGCGGGTGCCATTTTTCAGCACAGCCATGTTGCTGCCAAACCATTTACTGCCGTGGTCTTTGGTGGCGTTGTCGTCGATCGCATAGCCCGCCAGCGGGCTCTCGACGAACTCGGAGCCGCCCGGCGTCCATGGGCCCTGCAGCGCCTTCGCCCGCTCCATGATCTGGAACTGCGACATCAGCACCTGCATGTCGTCTTCGCCAAACGCGGCGACGCCCTTGTCATGGAGCAGCTTGATGCGCGCCTGGGCCTCTTCATAGCCCGGTTCGCCAGGCTGGAATTTAGCGTTCAGGGCGCGCATCTGGTGACCCACCTCGGCGTGGATCAGGCTGTTGGCCTCGGCCACCCGCGCGACGTCGGGGACCGTCTCGTTCTTGTCGTTGCGCTTGACCAGCACGCGCGACAGGCGCTCGTCGAGGTGCTTGGACGACGCCTCGCGCGCGGCCAGGTCGGCGCGCTCGTTATCGGCCTTCACATTGGCCATGTTGGAACGGTTTATTTCAGCGGTATGCTCACGCGTGGCCTTGGCCAGTTCGTTCTGGGCGGCGGCCTTGCTGCGCTCCAGGCGGTTCGGGTCGACGCGGTCGGCCATGCCTTCGGCCTGGGCGGCCCGGAAGCCGTTGACCGCGCCCTTCAGGTCGCCTTTAGCCACACCAGCGTCAAACACGCCGTGCGGCACGTTGGAGTAACCGCCGCTCCCGTTCGGCACCTCGTAGTAGTTGTCCAGCCCGCCGGCATTGACCACATGGACCGACTGGTCACGCAGGCTGCGCGGGGCTGCCTGCTGGGAGGCGGCGGCCTGGGGCGCGGTGCCCTGCCCGCCCAGCATGGCATACGCAGCCTTTATCTTGTCGCCGTACTGTGGATCCTCCGCATAGCCTTTGATCCCGGCAGTGAATTTCGCCGGGTCGGTGCCGGCGCCCACTGCGTTTGGATACTTGCGTTTAATCAGCTCGGCATAATGGTCGGCGAACGCGTCGGCCGAGTCGAACTTGCGGTATTTGTCGCTGCTGCCGGTCATGTTGTCGGTGGCACGCACACCGCCGCCGGTGAAGTCCTTGATGTTGCCTAGGTTGTTGGTGCCGGGGATCACACTCTTGCCCCAGGCCGTCTCGCCGCCCCACTTGGCCAGCAGCAGCTTCGGATCGACCCCCAGCGCCTGGCCGGCTTTTTCGGCGGCTGCGCCGTACTGCTGCTGGAAAGCGGAAACGGCCGGGTTCGCAGGCTGCGCCGGCGCGGCCAGCTGCTGCGGCGCCTGCGGCTGTTGTTCCTGGCTGCGCAGCGTCGGGTTGGCGTTGTAGTTGGCCACGATCTGCGCGTCGGCCTCGCTCAGGCCGCCTTTTGCCTCCGGCCGCAGCATGCGCCCGTCGCCGGTGTAGTAGTACGAGCCCTGGGCATCGAAGCCGGACATGGCGATCTGCCCCGGTGCGTAGGGCTGGCGCAGCGTCGGCGTCGGAGCTGCCTCTGGCTCTGGCAGCGGTTCCGGCGCCCCGCGCGCGATGCTATCGGCCACGCTGCCGCGCGGGGTGTCGTTCGGCGTCATGTCGACCGGCGGCTCGGCCGGCGTGGCGTTGGCATTCTTGGCGATGATCGCGTTCGCTTTGTCCGACGGCAGCAGGGTGCTCTCGTCCGTCAGCCCGAGGAAATCGGTGGTTTTCTTGACCGCCTCCGGTGCAAAATAGCCCAGCCCGCCACCGATCAGCCCGCCGGCCAGGCTACCTACCACGGTGCCCGGACCGGGCAAGATGGCGGTGCCGGCGAGCGCGCCCGCCTTAGCCCCGGCGATGCCGCCCAGCGTGGTGCTGCTGAAGCGGCCGGCCTGCTCGCCGGCCAGCGCGACGCGGTCCAGGTTATCGTCGAGCGCCTGGGACTGGTGGTAAGCGTCGTTGGCGATCTTCCCGCCGGTGAGGGCGACGGCGGCCGGGCCGACGACCTTGTTGATCTTGGCCAGCGCCCGCGCGCCGGGCTCGACCTGGCTATAGGGCGTTTCAGGCTCCAGCTGACCCGGCGTGTAGGTCCGGTAAGGCGAGCGCAGGTCGACCACCGGACTGCCTGGCGCAGCCCGTGGCGGCGCGTCGCCGTTTAAAGTCGCCCCTTGATTAGGCATGGTGAAATTCGGCTGGGAGTACCCTGGACCGGGGGCCGCACTCAGCCCAGTCGAGGCCGAGACCGGCCCCGGCTTGGCAGCGGCCGCAGGGTTCGGCGGCAGCGGCTCTTGGGGGTGCGGCATGCTGCGCGCGTCAGCTGGCGTCGGCGTCGGCAGCGGCCCGGTTTGGCGCAGCGTCTGCGGCGCCGGCGTGGCGCCGGCCGGCTGCGGCTCGATGGTTGGCAGCGGCGTTTCTGCCGGTGGCGGCGCGCCACTACCGAATCGCTTTTTGATCGCCGCCGTCGCCGCCCGCAGGTTGATGTCCATGGCTCGCCCTCTTCTCGAAGATCTAATTCAGATCGAAGTATATCACTCACCCTCTCTGCTGCTGACGTTGTGGTGGGTGATGTCGCCGATCTGGCTCGAAGCCTGATCGGTCCGGCTGTTCGAAGCGCTGTTCGAAGCGCTGTTGCTGTTGTGATCCGACAGCTGCGCCGACAGGTTCACCGACGACAGCGCGGCCGCGGCGATCTGGGCCGACACCTGGGAGCCTGCCTTGATCGCCTCGGTCAGGATCGCCGCCTGCTGGATCGCCAGCTGCACCGTTTCCTTGGCCCACCCCAGCTGCAGTTGGGCCGCCGCAATCGCGCTGTCGGTCTGGCTCCTGAAGCGCTCGGTGTCGGCGCCGCTCTTGGCCGCTTCGGCGCGCACCTGGCTGTCGTACACCTGGGCGTTGGTATCGGCCGCCTTGAGCGCCGTGTTCATGCGCGCGGCCTCGGCGTCGGTGCGCGAGCGGAACACCTCGGTGCGCACCCGGAACAGCTCCAGCGGCAGCTTGCGGTTGACCTCGATGTCGCTGTTCTTCTGCGCCACGGCCGCCTCGACCGTCGAGCGGAACGCCTCGGCCTGGCTGCGGAATGCCTCGGCCTGGCTCTTGAAGATGTCGGTCTTGACCGACTCGGCCTGGACCGCGGTGGCGTAGCCCTGGTACTCGGCGGCCTTGGCGCGCACGGTCGAATCGAACGCCGAGACGGTGGCGGCGAAGCCCTCGATACGTACTTTGTTGCTTTCGAGCATCGCGGTCGCCGCCTGCACCTGAACCTTGAACAACTCCACCTGCGCCAGCCCGGCGGATACGCGCGACTGGTAGATCTGCACCGCCTGAACGTTCAGCTCACCGATGAGCTTTTGGCCCTCCAGCTCGCTCTTGTACACGTCCAGCTTCGCCAGCTCGGCCTCGATCAGGGTCTTGAATACGTTCGCCTCGGTCTGGTAGGCAACCGTGTCGGCCTGGTAGCGCAGCACCAGTTCGTGGAAGATGTCGATGGCCACCTGCTGCGCGTACTTGGCCGTCTCGAAGCCGCGCTGGGCGATCAGGTTCTGGTAGGTGATCAGCTCGGCCTCGACCTTGAACGCCGTCTCGAAGGCGAAGTGGCGGTTGCTTTGCTCCAGCTCGGCCTGCTTGATCATGATGTCGCGCGACAGCGCCGACAAGGTGCCCTGGGTCTCCTGCGCGGCGTCGGCCAGTGCCAGCGCGAGCGCGCCAGGCGGCTTGGCGAAGCCGCGCTGGGCGAAGCTTTTCACCGCCAGCGACATTTTGCGCGCCAGCAGCGCGTTCTCGCGGGCGCGCCCGCGCTCCCACAGGGCCTGCTCGACGGCGGGGGCCAGCCCGGTGGCGTCACCGTCGATCCAGTCCTGCAGGCGCGTGCGCAGGCTGTCGAGCAGGTCCGACGTGTAGGCCGACTCGGTGAAGGCGAAGCTGTTGGCTGGCGCATCCGGGGACGCGGCCAGCGTGGCGGCGAACGACGGCAGGTTCAGCACCGGCGCGCCGGGAATGGCAATCCCCAGCATGGTCGGCACGTCCGGCAGCACCAGGGTCGGCGAGGCCGGCATGGCCACGTCCGGCAAGGTCGGCGCGACCGGCACGCTGCCGGCAAACGGGTCCGGCGCGGCGGGGATGACCAGCGGCAGCGGCACGGCGGAAAACTCGGGCGCGGACGGCACATCGAGCGGGGCGATCGCGCCCAGCGCCGGCTCCTCCGGCACGGCCGGCAGGGTGAAATAACCGACGATGGAGGATGGCGCGACCGGCTTGGCGAACGTGGCTGGCAGCGTCGGCAGCGACGGCGCCGCAGGCGGCAGCGACGGCATGCGCAGCGAGTTGCCGGCCGCGCCCAGCTGGCCCAGGAACGTCATCGCCGACTGCATCGCGGTGCTGGCATACAGGTTCGCGCTGGTAAAGCCGCTGGTGACGAAGCCCTTGGTACCGTTGTCGGCCGGCGGTACGACTGCCTGGGTGCCACCTACCGGGGCGTAGACGCTCATGATGTGTGCTCCTTAATCGTTTCCATCTTCAATACGGGTCGCGGTAACGGCGATGGCCGGCTTGCCGGGGTAGCCGAAATCGAAAGACTTCACAGTGGCGGGTTCGGCGCCGCCGCCGCGTATGATCGCGACTTCCATACTGGTGCCGATCGTGCCATCAAAAAAAGCGGATGTGTACACTTCCACCGGATCGTCGCCGGTAACGACGCTGCCGCCGTCGATGTCGAAGCGCTCGTTGCCCTCGTCTGGCAAATCGCCGGTGGCAAGCCCTGTGTACTGGGGGGCGCTAAATTCCAGCTCCTGCAGCGTGGCTTTGCCATCAGCATCACGCCACCAGCGAAAAGGGCGGCGGACAGCAAGGTCAGTACCGCTGACGAGCGTATAGCCGTACGCCGTAGCGCCGGTGTATGAAAGCCCGGTCAGTACAGCTGCGCCCTCAATCGCGACGACCCCGCTGCGCTCGGTCCACCAGTAACTGAGCCCGCCCAGATTTGACACCCACCAGCCGACCGCCGAGCCATCGCCGGAGACCCTGACTTGCTGATCAACAAAGATACCGCTGTCGTAGGCGGCGAGGATCTGCGCGCCTTTGTCGCGTGTCCAGCGCCAGGCTGCGCCGCCCGTCACGTCCTCGCCACTGAAATAATACAGCCAGCCGACGACGACCCGTCCATCGGCTGACACGTCTGTGGCCGATGATTGCCAGCCCGACACTCCCAGCGACTCGCGTACATAGCTGCCGTGCTCGTCGCGCACCCAGATGCACGCATCGAGTAGGAACCCGCCGTCTTCGCCATAGGGGATTCCGTTATGCCCGGCAATCGTGGTTCCATCATAGGAGATTGACAGGGCGTTGCCCAGGCCGGTTGTATCAAGCAAAACCGTGCCGCCTTGTTCGGTCCATACCCAGGGAGTCGGGGTGGTGTTCTCAGTATCCCCGTCCGAGGGGTTCGGGTCGAAGTGCGCAAGCCAACCGGTCACTTCGCCTTGCGCGGAGACGGCGCCGACCCAGCTCTGCGTGACGCTGAAGCGGGCTTCCGGTGGCGGCGGGGGAACGATCGGGGTCACGCTGTCGTCCTGTTCGCGCCACAGGTACCCTGTTACCGTTTGGTCCGCTGGTTCGGACACGCTGACGCAGGCGAGCACTGTTTTTGTCTTGACCCAGCGCGGCGGCCGGGCGGGGGCGCCGCCCCCGGCAGCAGCAGGCGCCGGCGGCACGTACACCCGGATCTCGTCCTGGCCAAAGGCGCTGTGGGCGAACAGCACCACGCCGCCGGCCAGCACGACCTGGCGCGACAGCTGCTGCAGGCTGTTGAACCCCATCTGGTGCTTGACCTGGCCGAGCAGCTTGACCGCCGGCCCGATGTAGTGCTGGGCGGCGGCGGTGTCGCCGAAGAAGCGCTTGCGCAGCGGGTCCATCATGCCGCCTTGACGCGGCGCGCCAGCACCGCCGGCACCGCTTCGAGCGCGTCGAGCTGGAAGTCGGCGCCATCGGTGTTGGTCAGCGTGAACTGCCAGTAGCGCCCGGAGACGCCCTTGGCCAGCACCACGCGCGCGCCGTGCAGCGTGGTGCTGGCGTTGCTTGCTAACGCATAGCTGGCCACCGTGCCCTCGTCGGCGGCGACCGACAGCACCAGGTCGCCGTCGGCGCGGTAGCCGACGTAGCAGCGTTCGACCCGCTTCATGTGGGAGGTGGAGCAGTCGAGCTTGCCAAGCCGGACGGTGGCGTCGATCGCGGCGCCGTCGTCGTCGGCGCCGGTCAGCGCGAACACGCCCTGGGCGGACGCACCGAGGTAGACACCGTTGAACCGGGCGAAGGCGTTGAACGGGTAGTTCTCATAGGCCGACAGGGCCAGCGTCCCGGTGTGCATGGCCAGGGTGGCGAAGGTCGCCCCGGCCGACTCGCGGCCGAGGATGGCCGGCAGCATCTGCGGCAGCGCGAACACGACAGCGCCGACCAGCGGGCCGCTGCCGCCGATGGCCAGGGCCGGCGCCGGCAGTGCGGCTGCCACCGCGCCCTTGATGCCGGTGACGCCGGCGCCGGCCAGGGCCGGCGCGCGCAGGCGCAGCACGACCGCGCCGCGGGTGCCGGCCGCGGCCGCGGCCGCCAGGCTCGGCCTGATGAGCTGCAGGGCCATCGTGCCAACGAACTGGACCCGCCCGGTGGCCGCCAGCGCCGGCGCGCGCGGCGCCAGCGCCATGGTGCCGATCAGGCCGGTGTCCGCCTCGATCGCCAGCTGCGGCGCCGGCACGGCCAGCGCGGTGCCGTCCGGGTCGAACGCGAGCAGCTGGAAGACGGGCGCGTCAAACGCAACGTCGCCGACCACGCCGGAGCTGCCCTCTATTGCCAGCTGCGGCGCCGGCGCCACCGGCACCTCCGTGTAGAGGTCGATGATGCCGGCCAGCGCCTCGATGGCGAGCGATGGCGTCAGCGCCAGGGCGACGCCGTCGATGTCGCCGGTGGCGGTGCTCGGGGCCGGCAGCGCCAGGGCGATGTCGCCGGCGATGGCGCCGGTGTTTTCCCAGCCGATGATGTCGGTGCTTGGGGCCGGCAGCGCCAGGAACGCCTGATTCGGCAGCGCCTCCGGCACGGTGAGATTGCCGCAGGACAGCACTGGCAGCGGCACCGGCATGAACACCGGCTCCTCGCCGGTGATGGCCAGCGACGGCAGCGGCAGCGCCTTCATGAACGCGATCTCGACCGCAATGCCGGCCAGGCCGCTGGCGACGTCGTTGAGCGTGGTGCTGGCCGTCAGGCTGTTGTTGTTGCGCCAGGCGGTGCCGACGCTGGTGTTTTGCGCGCCGGTGTCGTGCAGCTCGGTAAAGCCGTCCGCAGGCGTGTTGGTGCGCACCACCGACAGGTCCGAGCCGGCACCGAACGCGGCGTAGGTGGCGTTGGCGGTGCTGGCAAATGCGGCGAGCGCGATTTCCAGCGTATCGACGTCGTCCGCGCTCGCAGTGGCGTACTGGACGATGGCGTCGGCGCCGCCGCTGCCGGACGCAACCGGGCCGATGAACTCGGTCAGGCTCCAGGCGCACGCATCGTAGGTGCCGGAAGTCGACGTGATGGTGATGGTGCCGGTGGTCGGCGCGGTCCCCATCGCGCGGTACAAGGTCAGGTTGGCCTTGACCGAGAGCCACATGTCGACCGTCGCCACCGCGGTCCAGGTCAGGCCGTTGCCGGTGACGGTGGCCGGTGACGTCGCGGTGGTGCCGACCTGCTTCTGGGCCACGGCCAGCAGCAGCAGCCGGTTCGGGCTTGGCCTCACCGACGCCGTCGTGAACGCCGACAGGTTCGATGAGGAGCTGCCGGAAGTCAGGGTGGTGGCGGCGATCGTCATGCTGCGTCCCAGCTCAGGGGTTTATCCGCTACTTATGCCGCCGGGATGGTCATGCCCCAGGTCGACAGCGTGGTGGTCGCGGCGGCCGTGAACGCGGTCGAGTTCAGGTTCATTTCCGCGCCCGACGTGGCGACCGAACCGTCGACCCGCAGCACGGTGCCGGCGCTGTCGAGCGCGGACGCGTCGGCGACCGAACCGTACTGGCGGAACCAGCCCGCCGTGCCGGAAGCGGCGTTCACGCCGCTCCAGGTCTGGGTGGTCAGCTTGGGCATCACGCCGGAAGTCGACACATCGAAGGACAGGCCGTTGACCGCCGCCACGCCGCCGGCCATGTTGACGTCGGTCTTGGTGATCGTGGTGGCCGTGGTGGCCACCACGTAGCCGTTCGGGCCGGTGCCGGTGCCGGGGCGCGGATTGATCGTCACCACCGCGCCGGACGCGCTGGCGGTGTAGTCGGGCACCGAGCGGTAGCGGTTGATCTGCGCGGCCACGTCGGTGGCGGTCTGCGACAGCGTGGTGTTGAACGCGACCGTCGCGCCCAACACCTCGACGCTGTTGACGGTGATCGAGGTGACCGAGCCGGACGCGCCGGTGTTGAGCGTGACGGTGCCGCTTGAGAGCACTTCGTGGGTCAGCGCGCCGGAGGCGTTGCTGATGGTGCACAGCAAGGTGCCGGTGGCGGCCGCGTCGGCGGAAGACGGCTGGCTGCCGCTGTAGATCTCGATCCAGCCGTTGCGCAGCGCGTCGTCGATGCTGCCCTGCTTGTTCAGGAAGTTGCGGATCCCGGTCGATAGGCGAAACGTCATGGTATTCCCCTTAAAAATTGGCGGTGGCGATGAAGCGGTTAGGACCGGGCATGAACAAGGCGGCGCCCTGGCCGCGTGCGGTGAAGCCGTACTTCGAGCGCGTCAGGTTCTCGATATCCATGTCCGGCCGGCCCACGCAGACGCCCTCGGTGGTGAGCCACATGGGCAGCTGGCGCGAGGTGGACGACGCGTCGGTCAGCAGCGCGCCATCGACGTAGTCGAGCGCGCCGAGCACGGCGCCGTAGGTCGTTTTCGGCACATACGCGAAGTCGTCCGGCGCGGCGCCGACGACAATGCCGCAGCTGGTGTCGGTGCCGACGAAAAAGCCGCTGTGCAGCGCGGTGTCGTCGCTGCGCTCTTTGTCCGTCATTGGCGCGAGCAGGGTGATGCGCCCGTCGAACCGCAGGTAGTTGCGGTAGTCGAACAGCTCGTAGGCGAACGGCTCGGACGGGTACAGCAGGTCGCCTGCGGCGACCCACATGCGGCCCCGGTAGTAGGCCACCAGCTGGCCGGCCGGCGCCGGTCCCATGAACTGGGTCGCCAGCGGCTCGACCAGGTCGTAGGTGTCGCCCGTGTAGCTGGCCGTGGTGGTGGCGTTGGCCGCTTCGAAGGCCAGGTACAAGGTCTCACCGTCCGGCGCCGACAGGTACACGCGCTTGGCCGCCACACCCGGATCGGTTGATACCGGCAGGGTGAAGACCAGGCCGGCGCCGGCCGCCAGGTCGATCACCCCGGCCAGCGGCGCACCCGACTCCTGGCCGCCGGCGCGCACGTGCGTCATGGCGAACTGGTAGCGCCCGCTAGGCAGCGTGCCCACCGTGGCGGCGACACCCGGCAGGTTTGGCACCGCCAGGCCCCAGCTGCGTGCGCTGCCTGCCTCGACGACGCCGGTATCGACGCCGTTCGAAAAATACACGCGTTCGCCCTCGCAGGCGTAGCTGATGCGCTCGCCCACGCCGGCCAGGGTGCGCAGCGCAGTGCTGCTGTAGTCGGGCTGCAGCATGCGCAGATTGGCGCCCTGCGCCAGCAGGCAGACCGTGCCGGCCGGATTGGCCCACAGCGAGTGCGCCGCGCCGCTCAGCACCTGGGCGTAACCGGCGCGGCGCGAGACGGCGCCGCTGGCGTCGATGTCGACGTTGATGGCCACGTTCAGGTCGGCGCCGTTGCGCTTATCGGAGGCGGTGTCGGCGCCGTTGAAGCGCTCGGCAGGGACGTCGTCGCGCAGCCCATTGAAGGCGGAGAAAGCGATGACATCTGCGTCGCCCCGCCGGGTTGGGCTGTTGTTCATCGGAAGCGCCGAAAAAGGTCGGGTGTGGCCGTAAGTCTACAGTCGAAAATAGAGCTATGCAAGATCTATCTTAGATCTAGACGCCATAGGTGGGCCGCCGGGCGTTGGAGCGCCGCAGCGGCCCTGCGGAGGTTGTGCGGTGACACGAAAACCGCTCGTAGCCCACCCCCGCTGGAGCTTTCCAACGATCGTTACTTCGCCGCGACGCCCTTGCTTTTGTCGAACGAGCGCATGCCGGCCAGGCCCAGCATGCCAAACAGCAGTTGCATCGTGATGCTGGTGTCGATAAGCGGATATGTACCGGCGTATTTGTAGACCACCGTGGCGACGAAGCGCATGACTGGCTCAACCAGCCCGACGTAGGCCAGTGATACTCCGCAGATCCACAGGATGAACGGGCGTCCGCCCGAGACGAACAGCGAGCCGCTCGCCGCTTCGATCGCGTTCACGCCGATCTGCGCTTTGGCCAGCTCGAACTGCTGTTCCATCTCCTTGAATTCGCCGGCTTGCTGGGCCTGGAACATGGCCAGCTTGGCCGCGTCGCGCTGCGCTGGGTCGGGGAAGATCTTGTTGATGACGGTGGTGGCGAAGTCGGCCACCGAACTGAGTCCGGTCAGGTCCATTAGAGCGTCCCTCCTTCCAACAACAGGTTATTGGCGATGCGCCGGGCCCAGCCGCGCCCGAAGCTGGCCCAGCCAGCCAGGCTGGTCAGGTACTGCAGCCGGTAGGCGGAAAAACGCTGCACGACCAGCAGCGGGTCGGTGGCCCGCACCGCGCCGATGGTCTGGGCGCCGAGGATGCCGTCCTGCGTCGCGCCGACCGCCTTCTGCAGCCACTGCACCGGGTGGCCACCGTTGTAGGCGGTGTCGAACAGCTGGAATGCGATGCGCGCATCGAACTGGTCGCACTGGTACGGGTCCCAGTATTCGGTCCTGGCAATCGACCTGGCCGTGTCATGCGGCAGGTCGATCATCGCCCCGGTGTAGCCATGCCGGCGTGCCACGTGAAGGGTTACGCCCCACATGGTTTCTCCACCGGGGTCAGCCAGGTTGTTGGTGTAGCCGCCCTCGTTGCCCATCAGCGCCGCGAAAGCGGCGTCGAAGCTCACCGCCCGCTCCAGTCGTGCCGGATCGTCGCCCACAGGCTGACGATGGCGGTGCAGAAGGCGATGATCCAGGTCAGCGGGCGCAGCACCTTGCCGATTCCTTCGATCGTCTTCATCGCCCCGTTCCACGACGCCATGGTTTCGACAATGCCACGGGTCGACTGCTCCACCCGTTCGGTCGCCGCACTGTTGGCGTCGATCTTGGTTTCCAGTTCCGTCAGGCGCTCTTCATGCTGGCGGTAGCCGTCGCGCCAGGTGCTGTCTTCTTTCAGGTTATCCATGCTGTTCTCCTTTGGGCTAACCGTTCTGCTCGATGGCGGTGAACGCGGCCACCCAGCGGATCGTGGTGGCCGCCGCGCCGGTGGCGACGATGCTCAGATCGCCAAAGGTAGCGTTGAGCGACAGCGCGACGCTCCAGGCGGCGGCGGCGGCGTCCTGCCACAGCAGCGTGACGGTCGAGCCCATGATGGTGTTGACGGTCGCGTCGCGCCGCACCAGGCAGGCGATGTCCCACGCCGAGGTGGCGCCGCTCGTGCCCGGCACGCGCGCCGTCACCTGCCCTTTGACGAGGTACATATGGTCGAAATTTAAGGCCAGCCCAAGACCGTTGAGGCTCGACAGGGCGGCGCCATCGGACGTCAGTGCGGTCGGGGTCGCGTTGGTGGTTTGCACGCGCCACACGCACAGGTTCCACTGGGCGTCGCCGGCCGCATTGAAGTTGCCCGCCGCGAAGGCCATCTGCCCCATCAGGCGCGCCGAGGTGAGTCTTCCGCCCGGCGCGCACGAGTAGTCGCCCGCCACCGTGTTGCTATAGCCGCCGCCGATGGCGCCGAAGGCCGCGGTGATGTTGTTGGCTTGCCCGCCGCCGACGGCGGCGTGGTCTGCGGTACTGCTGCAGATATTTGATTGCCCGCCGCTGATAACGGCATGAGTGGCATTGCTGGAGATGGCGTTGCTCTGTCCGCCGCCGATGCCACTGTATGAGGTACTGCCGCCGATCGTGTTGCCCGCTCCGCCGCTGATCGTGCCATACGAGACACTGGACCCGGTCGTGTTGCCATTACCGCCACCGACGACTGAGCCAGTGGCCGATATGGAATTGCTGAAGCCGCCCCCGATGGCACCGTAGCTGGCTGCTGCAAGGACCCGGTTCGCACTGCCACCGGCGATGACGCTTCCGGTGCTGGCCGCGATCTGATCGAAACTGGTGCGCAAGGTTTGCAGGTCGACCGCATTGGCACCACGTGTGTTGCCGCCGACATCAGTCTGGTCGGGCACGGTGGCTACCAGCGCACCGGTGCCTTTGGGCACGATTGCGACGTCGATGTTCTGGGCTGCACCAACTGGGGTGCTGGCGGCGACGGTCACGCCGTTGACCGTGGTGCGCGAATCGGCGAACGGGGTCGGCGCGGCGAAGCCGGACATGTCGGAGGCCATCAGTATTTCCCTCCGACGCCGATCACGTGGAAGCCGGCCGCGACCGTCGTACCCACCGTGACGTTGATCTTGTAACCCGCCGGCAGCGCCAGGTTCAGCGCCAGCTCCGAGTCGGCCAGCGCGGTGGTCGCGCTGGCAGTGGTGGCCGCCAAGGTCATCTCGCTGTACAGCGCATTGTTGGTGGCGGTCGTGGGGTCGGAGCCGTTGTTGATGAATACGCGCAGCACCGTGGCGATGTTGGTGCCGAGCGCGCGCACCTTCAGCTTCTCGATGCGCCCACCGTTGGCGGCGTCGGCGGTGAACGCGGTCAGTACCGTGCCGGTGCCGTCCATGTTGGTGTTGGCCGTCTTGAGCAGGCCCGAAAAGCCGACCACCGGTACGCTGGAGAAGATCGGCTTGGTGTTGAGGGTGGTATCGGCCATGGCAGTTCCTTTAGAAGAAAACCGCCAGCGCGGCGTTATTGGACAGGCAGCTCAATCCGATCGGACCGGCCGGGCCCGTCGCCCCGGTGGCGCCGGTCGCTCCGTCGGCGCCGTTGGTGCCGTTGGTGCCATTCGTACCATTCGTACCATTCGCGCCGGCGGCGCCGGCAGGTCCGGCAGGTCCGGCAGGACCGGTCGCCCCCGTGGCGCCGGTGGCGCCGGTGGCCCCTGTGGCACCGGCCGGGCCGACTGCCCCCGCTACGGTGATGACCTCGAATACCTCGTCGATCCGCACGATGATGGTCGGATCGTTCGCCGTGGTGCTCATCGCGTCACCTCGCGCGAGACCCGCACGCGCCCTTTCACGAGCCGCACGACATCGCCGTCGGCGAGCACCAGTTCGAGGTCCCACACGCCGCTCGCCCAGCTGATCTCGGCGGTGTCGTCGGCGCTGATGTACAGCTCGATCTGGCCGGCCAGCGGCGTGATGGTGATGCCGCCGTTCTCGGTCGTCATCGACAGCAGTACGGCGTCCGCGTCGATCTCGGCGCGGATCTGCGCGCGCGCGGTGACATCGGTCAGGTCGACCGGCGTTTCTGGCGTGCCGGTTTTCCAGATCAGGACCTTGCGGTAAGTCGCACCCTGCTCGATGGTGATGTTCATGGTCGCCGCTGGCATGGAGCTCTCCTTAGACGCCACCGTAGGCGACGACGCGCGTCTTGTGGCGGGTGCGTTCCTTCTCGCGCCGGGCATCCTCGCAGTAGGCGCGGAACTGGGCGGCGAAATTGTCGGCGCGCTTGGCGTCGAACGTGTCGGCGTCCTGCTTGCCGTAGGCGCACGCACGCACCCACAGCGACAGGCCGTGCTTGTGCTGGTCGGCCACTTCGAGATCCTGGTCGGTGTCGTCAACCTCCAGCAGCGGCAGGCGCTCGACCACCAGCTGCACGGCGCCGGCAGCATCCGGGACCGGGTGCACGCGCGCGGCGTTCTCCTCCATGCCGGTCACCAGGTATCGCACGAGCCCGGTGCCACCGTCGAAGCGCAGTGCGCGGCTGGCCATATCCTCTACGTTGATGAGCTCAACAGGAACCCCGGTGGTGCTGTCGTAGGCGGCGCGGATTTTGAGGATCAGGGGCGACAAGGCGACCGCGTTGTCGCCGGCCGTGTAGGAAAGCAGGGTCAGGGATGAAGAAGCGTCGCCCAGGCCGCCGGTGAGGCGGCAGAACATCTTCTGGGCGTCGTCGATGTAGCCATACACCTCGGTGTCCGCCCACAGGTACGGCGCGACCGTGTCGTCGACGTCAAGCCGGAACTGGTCGTACAGGGCGGTCGAGTCCATCTCAGTTGGCTCCGGCTGCTTCGGCGGCGGCGACCTTGTATTCCTGCCACAGCGCGTCGCGTTCCTTGCCGTCGATCGTGAACCCGATCAGTACGGCGAGCGCCTTCGCGTGCGGCACGCCGGTGCCGGTGAAGTCCTCGCGCTTGGCGGACAGGATCATCTGCTCGAAGGCGGCCATGATGGCTGCCTTGCGCGCGACCGGGTCTTGTGGCTCGCGTGTGTCGGCTTTCTTTTCCTCGGGCAGCTCGTTGTCCGGCACCGCGCCGATGGCCTGCACTTCGGCCCACATCGCCGGCGGCACGTGGGTCGCCACGCCTTTCACGAAGGCGATCGAATAGCCCATCGTCGAACTGATTGTCTTGTCGCGGTTCAGGGTGAATTTCATGTCTTAGCTCCAATCATTGAAAAGAAAAAAGGGCGGCGCCGCGTCAGCGCGGGACCGCCCTCGTGGGGTGCTGATCAATCAGCTGATCTGCACTTCGTGCGAGCGGTTGTCGATCACGTACTCCAGGTTCACCCGTACCTTGCCGGCGGTGGCGTTGGCCACCGTGTAGGCGATCGTGGCGCGGATGTTCTGGCCCGAATTGGCCACCAGCGGCGTGGTCAGGGTCAGCGCGGTGCGTGCCGCCGTCATGATCGACACCGCCGAGGCCAGCCCGGTGGTGGTGCCCTCGATGCCGAGCGAGAGCGTGGCGGCGGTGCAGCCCGCGTACGCGGTTTCGACAATCACGGCGCCACCGACGATTACGGCGCCGACCGGCAGCGGGATGCAGTCGAAAACGATCGTGTTGGCCACCGGGCCGGTCAGCCCGGTTGCGGACGGGTCGGTCGACAGTGCAACGGTCGAACCGAGCGTCTTGGACGTCGAGTCGGCCGAGTCGATGACCCAGTTGTTGTAGTTGAATACGAACGATGCGAACATCGGGTATTGCGCAGTGCGCGAGGCGAGCAGTTTCATGGCGTGTTCCCTTTAAACGGTAGCGACGTAGCAGCTCATCACGCCGAAATCTTCGACCGTGTTCGACTCGTAGATCGAACCGAACTTCGGCTTCAAGAAGCCGAGGATCTTGCCGACGCTGATGCCCTGCGAGTTTTCGTAGTCGAAGCCCTTTTCTTCCCAGTTCGGCGCGCCGATGTCGGCCATGCCGAGCGCCTGGGCGCCGCAAAACAGCACCTGGCAGCCATCGACGGTGCCGGCGGCGCCGTACTTGCTGCCCGACGCCGCGCCGGCGGTGTTGGGCACGTGGCGGAACTCGTGCAGGTAGATGCCGTCAACTTTCACCGAGCTGCCCGTGAACAGGGTGCCATTCTTGTCGGCGTTCTGCGAGTGGCGCAGGTTCAGCAGGTAGGTCGAATCGAGCTTCAGGTTGGCCATCGCGGTCGGGGTCAGGAACGCGTGGTAGGTCTCTTCCGAGCCTTCCATGACGCCGCGCATGTAGCGGTTCTTGGCCGCCGCTTTGAGGGCCACGAACATCTCCCAGGCGACGGTGTCGGTGGCGGTGACAGCGGACGACGCGCCGTTGGCGACCAGCGCCTTGCTGGTGTTGTTCCAGCGGAACAGGCGCTTGGTCGACGGGGCCGAGACGTCGGCGGCGAACTCCAGGTACGGCAGGTCGGAGCCGACGCGGGTTGCGCCATCCGGTTTCTTGGAGTACGCGATGCCGGCCAGGGTCAGGAAGGCCATCTGGTCAATGCGGTCGGCCAGCCAGTAGGACAGCACGTTGCGGCTGTTGCCGCGGAACTCGACGATCGACTTCTGGTCGGCCATCTTGCCTTCGTGGCGGTTGGCGTGACGCAGCTGATCGATGCGGATCACCTGGTCGAAGGTCTGCATTTGCTCTTCGTTGCCTTCCAGCGTGCGGTCTCCCGCGATACCGTCGCCGGTCAGGTCGGCCAGCAAGGTGATGACCGCGCGGGCGCCCTTTTCGGACTGTTTCAGTTCGGTGATGTGCTGGATCATCGCGCCGGGACCGTTGCCCAGGAATTTGCCGATGAACGACTGGTTGCGGGCGTTTTTCCACAGCTCGCGCGACCAGATAGTTTTTTGCTCGTTGGTCAATAGACCAAAGTTGGTAAGTGCCATGATGGCGTCCTTCGCACGTAGACAGCGTTGAGAGAAAACAACTCTTGCTCTATCGATGTCGTTCGATCGTACGAAGGTGTGGGGCGTGTCGTGCCGCCAGTCGTGGGGCAATTCTATGGCAAAAAAATAGACCGCGCAAGCGATCTATTTTAGAGTGCGGTACTTAGGTATGTATCGGCGTACGCGGTCAGGCCAGCCGCCCGATTAGGTAGCCGGCCGCAAGGCACAGCGCGACGCCAGCAGCACCAGGACCAGCCCAACTATCGCGCCGAAGCGCCAGGCGTCGTCGCCGTACATTACAGCTCGTCCCCGCGCAGCTTGGCCAACGCCTTCTCGTCGAGCTTGGCGAATTCGTCCTGGCTCATTTTCATCGCGGTTTCGCCGGTCAGGCTGCCACCTTTCTCGTCCGAATTGACGCCGACCTTGGTGGTGGCGGCCGGGGTGGCCTTGGCGGCGGCGATGTTGCGCTTCAAGGCCTCGGCTTTGCGCTGCTCTGCCGCCGTCGCCACCGCAGCGTCCTTGTCAACTCGTGGCGTGACCTCGGTGGCGGTCTTTTCGCGGCCCGTCTCGGCCCCCAGCACGTATTTGACTGCGCGCTGCAGCGCCGCCGACGGCGTGGCGCCCTTTGCCTCGAACGCGCTCTTGACGTCGAGTACTTCGGCCACCGCAGTGGTGTCGAAGTCTTCGTGGTCCGGGTTCATCGCCGGGTAGGCGGCCTCGATGCGCTCGACCACGGTGTCGTAGCGCACCCGCTCGACGGCGCGCGCTTCGGCTTCCTGGGCGCGCATGTCGGCCTTCTGTTCGCCGATCGTGCGCTCCAGGCGGCGGATCTCGGTCATCTTGGCCGTGGCCTTGTCGATTTCGCCGTCAGCGAGCAGCTTCGAGTACTCCGTTTCCATCGTGATCAGGCGCGCTTCAACCTTGTCGAGGTCGGCGGCGACGACAGCGCCGTTCTTTTCCGCCTTCAGGCGCGCGTTTTCAGCGGCCAATGCTTCGCGCTCGGCACGCGCCTTGTCGAGCATTTCCTTGTGGCGCGCCAGCGGAATCCGGGTGTCCTTCTTTTTTCCCGTTTCGGCCGTTTCAGCCGTTTCGGCCTCTTTTTCGCCCGTTTCGGCCTCTTTTTCGCTCGTTTCGGCCTCTTTTTCGTCTTTCAGCGGGTCGACGAGGTCGTCGGCCACTTCCAGCGCCGGCGCGCCGGCGTCCAGGGTGTCGCCGCGGTCCTCAACAACGTCCTCGGCACTCATTGCGCCACCTTGCGGGGAACTTCGGTCACTTCCAGGCGCTGGCAGTCGTACACGCACAGTTCTTTCGACTGGCCGTGGGTCAGGTGGTAGCTGGCGCCGACGCCGACGGTGTTGAGCACCTTGATTTCGACGTCGAGGTGGTTGTTTTCAGGGCACAGGATGATTACGCGGGTGGTCATGTCGGTTCTCCTAGTAGTTTAAAGGGGGTGTGGTTTTTTAGCACTTGCGGCCGGGTGGGCGCGGGCCCGGCATCGGCTTGGCTGGTTTGGGCGCGGTTTTGCTCATTTTCAGCGGCGCATCGTTCATGGTCCTGCTCCTCCTGGTTGGGCTGCTGGTTGGGCTGCTGGTTGGGCTGCGGGGGTCTTGTTGGCGATAATCCGGTCGTTGACGGCTTTGTCGGCCTGGGCCTGGCGCGCCAGTGCCTGCTTTTCCTGCATTTCCTGGCGTTTCAGCTCAAATTCCTGCAATTTCAGTTTCGCTTCGAGCTGGAACTTCTCGCGCATCAGCTCGATTTCGGCCAGGATCTTTTCGCGCTCGGCTTCGGTCTCCTGCTGCGGGGTTTCCGGCGGCGTCGCTGCGTCCTTCTGGGTGGCGACACCGGTTTCAGCCGTTTTTGCCTGTTTCAGGGCCGCGTCGGCCTGTTTCTGGGCCGCTTCGGCTTCGGTCTTGCCCACTTCGGCTTGCGCACCGCGCTGCGCCAGCTGCGCCTGCGCCTGGGCCTCGGGCGACTCGGTGCGCGCCGCCATCTGCTTGATCAGGTCGTTCTTGTTGAGCAGGCGGCTGGCGTTGATGATGAACGCATCCGGGATGTCCATGCCCAAGTCTTTTTTCATCGCCACGGCCTGCTCGAACTGGGAGTCCTCCAGCGTTTCGCGCTGCGGTACGCTTGATATCGTCACGTCGTAGCAGCCCAGGGTCAGGTCGTTGAGCACGTAGCCTTCCGGCGTCATCTGGTTGATCGTGATGTTCTCGGTGCCGCCGCCGTCCTTGTCATGGGTGATGGTCAAGACCTGCTGCTCGCTGTAGAAGGTCTGCACCAGGTCGAGTACGTTGCGCGCGATCAGGTAGTCGGTGCGGACCAAGGAGTCCAAGGGTTTCGCCATGTTCGTGGCGGCGGCCTGCTTCTTGACCTGGATCGCCTTGGCGGCGACGTCCTCGCGGTCCATGCCCTGCTGGCTGTCGGAGACGCCGGAGATGGTCTTGATGTGCTCTTCGGCCTTGTAGCTGATCCGGTCCAGGCCCTGCGGCGTGTTGTTCGGCTGCAGTTTCTCGATCTCGTCCAAGGCGCCGTTCAGCTCGATCACCAGGCCGGTTTCGGCACCGCGTTGTTCGAGCTCCTCGACGCTCATCGTGGTCAAGGCGCCGGTCTTGACCTTGTAGCCGCCGTTGGCCGAACTGTTGACGACGTGGAGTTCTTGTGACGAAACTTTGTTCAGCAGCTCCTGCGGGCCCAGCAGGTTCTCGACCAGCCCGACCGTGCTGCCGCGGCGGAAATACGGGAAGTACGGCACCACCGTGAAGTGGGTGTAGGGCGACCAGTCGTCGTGCAGCACGACGTTGTCGGAGATGACGGTCCAGCGAATCCGGCGCGCCAGTTTCGGCACGACCTCGTAGCCGAAGGTCTGGGTCACCAAGGCGATGCGGTTGCGGTCCCAGTTCTCCGGCACCGGGCGGTGCTCGCCCGAGCGCGGGTCGATGAAGTGCAGCTGGCGGTCCAGCACGCGGTGCTGGCGTTCGATCACGCGCACGCTGCGCAGCACCGGGCTCATGTCGTGCGCGTCCTGGCCGCTGCCGTTCGAGGCGTTGAATGGCAGCCCGAAACGGTCGCGCTGGGCGTCGATCGAGTCGAAACCATACGGGTAGTAGGACGCTTCGCGGTTTCTCAGCAGCTCGGCGTCATCTTTGCCGTACAGCACGGCGATGTCGTCGGCGGTCATCCACTTGGTGGTGAATACCTCGCTCCAGGAATCCGGGTCGTGTTCCTCGGCGTCGTTGTCGATGATGACGTTTTTCGGGTTGATGTTCTCGATTCGGACCTCGCCGCGCATGGCCGGGTCGAACTCCATGCGGATGTCGAGGAAACCGCGGCTGGTGATCACGCCGTCGGCGAACATGTCGCTGCGCTTCCAGTCGAGCTGGTTGTTGTCGGAGATCTGCTTGAATACCTTGGTCAGGATGTCGGCGGTCTGGGGATCGGCGCCCGACTTGGGACGGAACGCGATCTCGCTGCGGTTGTAGATCTGCTCGCCCATGACGTTGCCGATGGTGCTGATGATCTTGTTGATCGTCAGCGCCGGGCGGCGCGCCGCGCGCAGGCGCGCCAGGTCGGCGGCGCTCCACTGGTCGCCCTGGAAGAACGCTTCGCAGATATTGGCTTTCTCGACGTAGCGGTTGTGGCCGTTGTCGCGCACATATTGGTAGCGATACCAGATGGGCGAGGCCAGTTCGGTGTTGACGGGCATGGCTATCCTCCTGGCGAGCGGTGCATCATTTTCATGGCCGCTTCGATGCCAGCGCGAAAGCCACGGTCGTAGTCGGCGGAACCGGCAGGCATGGCCGGCAGGGTGTCGCCTGGCTGCCAGGTGCGCGTCAGCCCGTGCTGCGGGCACGGCAGGATGTCGCCGGCCCAGGTGTCGTAGCAGGTGCAGCGCTGGGTGTACGCTTCGGAGATCATGGTGGGGGTCCTCGGCTAGGCAGCCATGTGGGAGGCGGCGCCCGGCCCGCCGCGCAGCTTGTCGCGCCAGGAGCGGTGGCCCTGCGGCTTCTTCTCGTGCGGCGGCTCGGCGCCGACCGCCATCTGCGCCATCCAGGCCAGCGAGTCGACGCAGTCGTCGTGCACGCCGGCCGGGAAGCGCAGCATCTCGTTTTTCACCGTGTCGACCCACTCGGCGTCGGCGGCGAAGCTGACCTTGCCCTGCTGCATGCGCCCCTGCAGCGCGCGCGCGCGCGCCAGCTTGTCGGTGATTGGCCGCAGTACCACGATCGACGGATAGAATTTGAGTTCGCGCATGCGTTTCTTCAGCAATGCTTCAATCGATCGGTAAATCTGGCCGTCCTCGAAGCCCAGTAATAGGCTCGGATGATACCACCTCTTCGCTAGATCTAAAATAGATTCTACGATGAAAAAGGCGTCCGCGGACTTAAACCGCAGCACTTCGGCGATGTGCAGCACGTCGTCGCTGTCCTGCAGCGCGACGGACCCCACCGTGTAGTCGTTGTGGGCTTTCTCGGAGATGGCGAAGTCCCAGGCGATGTACACCTTGGCGTGGCGGCGCAGTGGCAGCACGCCGCGCCGGAACTGGTCGCGTGTGAAATACGCGCCGTCGTCCGGGGTCGGGTTCTGCTGGTACAGGGCCGACCAGAAGCGCGCCGGGATCGTGCGTTTGATGCCGAGCAGCTTCTTCAAGTCGAACCTGGCCGGGTGCAGCGCTTCGCCCTTCCTTCGGAGTAAGCGACCCTGCTCCGGCGCCGTGTCGTACACGATCAGGTCGGTTTCAAGGTCTAGGTATTCGTCGTGCTCGGCAATGGCCGGATACTTGATGATTTCGAAACGGTCGACGTCCGGGTCGTCAAAACTGGCGTTGGCCATCTCCAGCTGCAGGCGGCCGGCCAGGTCGTCGTCGTGCCACCAGGTCTGGATGATCAGCACGCCGCCGCCGGGGGCAAGCCGCGTGTACGCGGTCGAGCCGTACCAGTTCCAGATGGCTTCCCTCGTGGTGGGCGAATCGGCTTCCTCAGCGTTTTTCAGGGGGTCGTCGATCAGTAACAGATGAGCTCCCTTGCCATTGATGCCGCCGCCGACGCCAGCCGCGACATACGAGCCTGGTTGCCTGAGCAGGCCCCACGATTCGCTCGACTTGTTGTCCGGGTCCAGCCGGATATCGAACACCGATTGGTAGGCTGGGTCTTCGAGCAGGGATTTGATTTTCTTCGAGAAATCCATCGCCAGGCCGACGTTGTACGAGCAGGCGATGATTTCGTGGTCGGGGTGGCGCCCCATGTGCCAGGCCGGGAAGGTCTTCGAGGCGATTTCCGATTTGCCCGCGCGCGGCGGCATCAAGAGCATCAGGCGCGGCGACAGGCCGGCCGCTGCGGCGTCGGAGAAGCGCTCCAGGCGCCGGCAGATGTCTTCATGGACCCAGCCGGCCGTGTACTTCGGGTTCATCCGCTCGATGAAGGGCAACAGGCGCCGCCTGGCCAGCACGCGGCTGGCCATTTCGCGCTTGGCGGCGTGCTCAGCGGACTGGCTCATAGCCTACCACCTTGTACCCGCGCGCTTTCAGCGCTTGTATCGACGGATACATGCCAATGCCGGCCAGTTCCTCGGCCAGGTTGCGCCAGGCGCGTTTTTCTGAACTAGCGACGAGGTGGGCCAGCACCGACCCGCCGGGGGTTTCTGGGATGAACCGGTTGCTCATCTCAGGCGAACGCCAGCGCGATGACCAGGACCAGCACCAGTATCAGCACGACGATCAGCTCCGGGTCGTCTTTCATCGTCCGTCTCCTGGTTCGTCGTCGTCCCAGCGCTTGCGGCGCTGTTCGGCGTGGTCCCAGAACAAGGCGACAACAACGACGATCAACACGAAAGCGATCATCAGGGCTTGGTCTTCATTCATGCTTCGCTCTCCTCTTCGATCTCTTTGAACTCGACTTCTTCGACCTCGCCCTTGATCAGGGCTAGGAGGGCGGCGTCGTCCAGGCTTTCCAACTTCTTCATCGTCACTGACCCTGAGAAATTGACGTCCAGGATGCGTTTGACCGGTTCGTAGTAGCCACACATCTTGCCCACCTCGCGCCAGGCGCCGGTCAGCGCCACCGGGTCGGCCAAGGTGCGCGCCATCGCCGCCGCCTCCAGGAAGCCATCCATCACCTTCTGGCGTGTCATCTGGGCTGCTTCTTCGTACAGCGCCTTTTCGTGGTGGTAGATTTTCAGGATCGCCGGATCCTTGGATAAGCGATACGCCATGCGGCCGTTGTCGGCGTAGCCGGCGCGCATGCTGGCTGACAGGATCGTTTCGCCGGCGGCCCACTCCTTGACGAACAGGCGCTGCTTGTCGGTCAGCGGGCGGTTCGGGTTGTACTGGGCGATCATGGCCGGGCGGCCGGCCGCGTTTGGCCGGGTCTTCAGGCGCGCCAGGTGGGCCTGGGCGGCAGGCGAGGTGATCTTGTTGCTGCCGGTTTTGACGCGTGCCATCGTCTTTTCTTCGATCTAAGTTAGATTAAAGTGAGTCTAGCACCGTTCTGTTTGCCTGAACAGGCGCCGAATCCAAACTGTCGCGCGCGGCGGTTTGGATTTGTGAACTTTTTGTGAAATATTTTTTTTGAAATATTTTTGAAAAAGTGCCAGCCACCGGCGAACCTGGTACTGGAAAAATAATTTTCTGAATTTTTCGCAGCCACCGGCGTGTGGGGCCCTCCTCACCCCGTGCACTGCGCGCCTCCCCACTTCGGATTCGCGACGCGAATCCGCAGTAAGGAGTCTCTTCGTGCACAACGGCGGCAGGCAGCGGCTGCGTCCATGGCGGCGCGACGCTGCGCATGGGGCCGCGCAGCGCCTCATGCCTGCGTCGGTGGATCAGGGGGCATCCCGTCCCCGCCCACACCGGAGCACAGCATGACTACGCAACCTACAGCAGTAGCAGCAGACGTCGCACCCCGTGACCTCAACACCATGCACATCGACCTGGCTTATGCCTGGCTGGCCAAGCACGCCCAGGTCGGCACGCTCAAGGCGCAGGTCGCCGAGCTGCAGGCGTGGGGCAACGCCGTTGCCGCCGACTACGAGAAGCTCGTGGCCGAGGCCAAGGTCAAGGACCAGAAGCTGCTCAGCCAGCAGATGCGCATCAAGACGCTCGAGAAGCTGGTGCCCGAGCAGCCTGCCCAGGCTGGCTACACGCTGCGCCCGATGCCGGGCGCGGCCAAGAGCGAGACCGAGGAGGCCAAGCCTGTGGCTAACCCGGTCCTCGACCTCGACGACGACGACATCCCGTACTAAGCCACGTAGAGCAGCACTGCGCCCGGTGATGCCGGGCGCAGTGTCATGCACGCAGCAGTGTTGTCCCTTTGCTAACCAACCGGAGACGATCATGGTCCAGATCAAATTCCTCACCCTCGCCACCATCGGCAGCTTCGCCATGCTGCTCTGCGCCCTAGGGCGCGGGCTGCTCGGCGGTGCGCGCCATGGCTGCAGCTACATGCTGCAGTGGTACCGCAACCGCCCACGCTGAGCGTCGCGCGCGCCCGCGAGGGCGCTGTCACGGCGGTACAGCACACCCTGAACCCCACCACCTCACCCCTGAACCTAGAGCCAACACCATGAAACTGAACCTGAACATCCCACACCTGCATTTTGTCATCGCCAACAACGCAGACGAAATCATCCTCGACCTCGACGTCAAGGACTATAAATTAGCCACCGATATCAACGGCCTGATCAGCGCCTCACACATCATCAAACGCCTGGTCACCCAATGGCGCCACGAAGGCGAACGCGAATTCGCCCAACACCTGGCCACCACCGACGCCATCCGCCATCCGACTCCGCCTTCGAAACCAGATCCCAATTCCAAACCCAACGGCGAAGACAAAACCACCCGCACCTAATGACCTGACCCTGCAATCGGCGCATGAGGCCGCGCCGATTGTCATGCCCACTTCTTTGCAGTTCCCTGACGTTCAACCAAACATGGAGATCATCATGGCTCATTCCGCCGACACCGAAACCAAAGAACACACCTCCTTTACCGAAAAACCATTCTATGGCGCCCACCCCAGCAGCGCCGAAGTGCCACCACAAGGCTTCCGCTTCCCGACCATGGCCGAAGCGGCCGACTGGCTGCGCAGCATGGGCTACCACATCCCGACCGCCTGGCGCGTCGCCATCGGCCTCTTGATCGGCATGGCGATGGGCTTCGGCCTGGTGCACCTGGCCATCGGCGCGATGAGCTTCTTCGCCGCCGGCGCCACCTCGATCGGCATGGTCGGCTTCGCACTGAGCTTCGCCCAGTTCCTCGGCGCATTCCTGGTCGCCGCAGCCGGCGCATGGGCGATCCTCAAAGTCGTCAGCTACGTGCTGTCGCCGCGCATCGACAACGACCTGCGCAACGTACGCAACAACGTAATCTGGCCGTTCATCCCCGACCCAAAACCACAGCCGCACTACACGCAGTACACCACCGCCTAACGCCGACCCAGGCAGCGGACTTCACATCCGCCCCGCCTGCATCCCCTTTCTGGAGACTGACACCATGGGTGCATTCGTCGCACAAGCAATTATCTACGCAACACTGATCGCCATCGGCCTGGCCATCACGTTCTGCAAATGCAAATGGCCAATCCGGGCGCTGATCCTGTCGCACCCGGTCAAGACCGACTTGATTCTGTCGGTCGGACTGGCCTGGATCCACGGCGGCGTACTGATCGGCGGGATTGCCGCCGTCGCCGCCGCATTACTGTGCTCGCTAGTGCTGATGACACTGCGCTGGCTGTTCGGCTATGTCGACCTGCAACGCGTCAACCCCGGCAACCCGCGCGACAAACGCACCCGCCGTGTCTATGTCCATGGCGTATTCAACCGCGAAGCCGAAATCCTGCCGGCCCCGGCATCCGTACCCACCCACCCATAGGAGCCATCATGCTCAGCCCACCCGCCCCGACCTTCCCGTACCATCATTTGAAAGACCGCAAGAGCCCGGCCCAGCGGCGCACCGAGCTGTTCACCCAGATGCACGCCGACATTCTGAACGAACACTGGCCGCTCGAACAACCGGGCAGCCATCCCCCTTGCACCCTCACCGACGACGGAGAACCCCATGCCTGACCAACATCTCAACAACCACCCTAAAGCGGTCATCGACGAACTGCGCATCCATGCCGACGACGAACTGCGCCACGCGATGTACACCCACACCGAATTCCGCTTCGAGCCGACTCACAACTTTACCTACGACATCGACGCCAAAGGCAACCTGTGCATCACAGTGTCAGCGCCGCCGCTGCGCGACATGCCGCCGCGCTTTGCCACCGAGTTCAGCGACTGGCTGCGCGCATCGTTTCCCGGCGGCGCACTGGCGATGCAGGTACGCTTCGACGCCTTCATCCACAGCGGCATCAAACGCGAAGCATTGCATGCTGCCCTGAACGGCGCCGACATCAGCCACGAACCGGACTGAGACCACGTTTCTCCCCCTGCGCCCGATGCATGCATCCGCGCAGTTTCCTGAGCCGCCTTCGTGCGGCTCAGGCTTTCTGGCGTTGGTCCAATTCCGGACTTCACCATGAAAGGGCTTCATCATGAAACGCTCTTGGCTTATCCTCACGGCGCTGATGCTGTGCGCCACCACCCTGGCCGCACCACCGCCGGACCCACTGACCACGGTCATATCCGGCACCATCGCCGCAGCCGACGCACCATCGATCACGACACCATTGCCATTTCAGGTCGGCATCGTGCGTGAACGCCTGCCGGGCAACTTCATCCCCGGCGAAACCAGTGAAATCGTGCGCAGCGACAAACGCGATAGCCTGTGTTACGCGAACCGAAAAACCATTTCGTCGTTCTGCGTACCGATCATCGCCGGCGACAGCCACGAACTTGCCATCGCCCAACTCGATATTGGCCTGCTGTTCAATGCCACGCCCGCCAGCACGGCATCGAAGGCCGGCGTGCAGCGCGCCGCCACCAGCTTCCTGGCTGGCCTGGCACGCGCCCAGCGCGCGCTGATCCGGCATAACGCCCGGCCCCGCGTCGAGCGCACCAACGTCTCAATCGGCGGCGGCTGCGGCTATGAAGACGACGACGGCTTTCCCACCTGCGAAGGCGGCGGCGAAGGCGGCGGCAGCTGGGGCGGCGGCGACTACCCCGGCGCCGGCGGCGACTGGGGCATCGGCGGCGACAGCGGCGCCGGCATCGACCTGAGCGGCGCGAGCTCGACCGGCTGCATGGCCACGCCATTCGGCTGGCTGTGCACCGGCCGCCGCGGCCAGCCCTGGGAGGACCCATGGACCACCCCGCGCATGGGCGGCTCACCCGAACCGCGCATGAACGACACTAGTCATGCGCCATGGTTCCCGCAAAGCTGGTGCAACTTCGCCGAGATCCTGTGTTCAGACGGCCAGACCCCGGAAGACAACGACCGCGGCGGCAATGCGGCGCTGTCGGGCAAGTCGATGTCCGAGTGCTATGCCATCTGCGAGGCGGTCGAAGAAGTCGAACGCCAGGTCTGCTTCCTGAACCGGCGTGTCAATGTCATCCGCGACCAGCGCAGCCTGAACACCTGCCTCGACAAGGCCACCGCACGCAAGATCGCCTGCTACGCCACTGCGCGCAGGCTGACCAACAATGGCCAGAACCCGGTGCCATGACCGCATCAACCTAGCTTCACCCTTGGCAGGGCGTTCCTGCCAAGGTTCCACCTTGCAAAGGATCCAACATGCAAACCACTACGCCCCATCCGGCCGTCAGCATCTGGTTCACCGAACACGACAGCCAGCTCGCGCTGCTGCTGTCGCGCAACGACGGCGCCCTGCTCAACCGGATCGAATGGCCGTTCGACCGCGACCTTGAAGCGGCCGGCTACCATGCGTTGTGCCAGGGCGTCGGCGACCGCGCGCTGCGCATGCTCGCCGCAGCCGAACCCAACTACTTCGCGCGCTACCCCGGCCTGCTGCCACCGCCACTGCACAGCGACACCACCTACGGCGTCATCGACGCGCTGATCCAGCGTTCGTTCAAAGAACAGACTTGCGCCTACATCAACACGATCGACCGGCTGGCCGCGCAACCGGTCGGTCCGTCGTCCGACGACGCCCCGCCTGCCTCGTGGCCCGCCACCCGCCAGGCCCTGCTCGACGCCTTCGGGCCGCCCAAGACTACCTGACCGCCGACGCGCCCCCGGCTTCTGTGGGGCGCACACTTCCTTTGGAGCTGCAATGCATGACGATTTCGACGACCAACCCGACGACAACGAAAGCGCTGAACCACAACGTGACGCCAATGGCGACATCCCCGAAGTCCTGCTGCTCGACCCGCAGCGACTTGACCTGAAAACCCCGCCCGACATCCTGATCGCGCGGGAACAATCCCAACCACCCGAGGACAACATGAAAACCAAATCCCACCCAGGCGACACCACCGCCGACGGCGCAGCCAGCTTGCCGCCTTTGACCGGCGACGGCATGAGCCAGATCGAACTCCACGACAAACAACCACTGCCTGACAAGCCAAGCATGCTGCGCTACGACGGCCCGGAACGACGCGCCCACCTGCGCAGCGAGCATGAACAACGCTGGAGCGTGCAAGTGCGCGAAGGCAACGCGGTACGCGCGCTCGAACTGCGCAGCGCCGAACGCGGCGACAACAAGCTGTGGAGCGACGAACAGCGCATCGCCAACGCACTGGCTACGTCCGAATACATTGCCCATGCCGGCGACGCCACCACCGATGCGCTGAACCAGGATGCGAACACGGACAGCGAACAGATCATGACCGGGTTCGATGGCGACGGCGCGCACTACGGTCCAGCACACACGCCGAGCCGCCTGCTGAGCAACCCGATGCGCTACATCGACCAGCTCGAACCACTGGCACCGGGCGCGGCCTTCCTGGCGCGCAACGGCATCTGCGCCAGCCTCGGCTACTCGGTCATCAGCGCGATCCGCTGGGAGCTGATCAATGCCAGACAGCCACGCAGCCCGGAGGTCGACGACGACGACCTGTTCGACCAGCACCGCGCACTGTTCGACCAGAATTCGCGGGTCGAGGAGCAGGGCTTCGTGGTGCTGCCCGAGTTCAAGGCGGCGTCATTCGCCGGCGTCTTCACGCAGCTGCTGTACGATCAGCGCGCGCAGCCCCAGTTCAACGGACGCTGGCCAGTGATGCGCGAAACCGAAATCCTCACCGCACTGCAGTCCGGCAGCGCCAACCAGCAACAGATGGCCGAAGTGTATTCGCGCATCATGCTGGACCTGCTGGGCGAAGACAACCCGGCGCTGCCCGCGATCCTGGCCTCCCGGTCGCAGATCCATGACGAGCGCAGCGAAGCGGACCAGCTGGCGCACGCAGCCGAAAAAGCCTACGTGCTCGACGCCTTGAAGCACGCGATCCCCAGTGTGCTCGACGATGCGGCGTGGGACGCGATCCCGCTGTACATGCAATACCGCTACAGCACGATGGTGCATAAGCGCCTCATCAAGCTGATCGGCAGCGAGATGAATGCACGCGAACCCGACCTGATCCGCTTCGAAAAGCTCGGCGCCATCGCGCGCGACATGACCTTGGAGATCGAAGCGGCATTTGCCAGCGCCGAAGTGCAGGCGGCGTTCGAGCAGAAGCGGCTCGACAGCCGGCACGACATCCGCGCCAAGCTGCCACCGGCGAAGAACGCAGCACCCAAGGCGCCAGTGATGCACCGGGCACCGCCGCCGCCACCAGCGCCTGCACCAACGTTCAACATCAGCGACGCCGACCCGGACGACGAGCTGCCATAACCTCCGACCCACGCCGCTTTGCTGCTCACCAGCAAAGCGGCGTGGGTCTTTTACTACGTCAGGCTGACTGCTGAAACCCGGACTGACCACTGAAAAAACCACCTGCCAAACTTCCCCTTCCGGCGGCGCAGAAACTCCTTTATATACAGCTCTATATACTCTATACCCTTCTTTTTTTTTCTCTAATAGTTTATATATAGATTAGAAGAATAGAAGAAGAGGGGGTCTGTAGAGTGAAAAGGGGCCTTCCGTTGTCCTGCCGCTCTTCTGCACTGAAGGCGCGAAAAAATAGATCAATTTAGATCTAAGAACTGTCGTAGAATAAATTCCCCGACCGGTTCGCTAAAAGACACACTTCACATCATGAATTTAACCTTCCTTGCCGCCCCGATTCCGCTGACCAAAAGCTACACCCGCGCCGCCGACGGCAGCATCACCAAGTCGTCCTATCCCCATGTATATGAAGTGACCAGCATCGACGAGGATTGTACCGACCTGGGCCAGATGGAACGCTTGCTGAAAAAACACGCGGCGCTGGGCCACTGCCTGTTGAAAGGCAACCCGACCCGGCCATTGGTGCTGGAGTCGCGCGCCGGGTCCACCGACGCCGCCGCGGCCACCGACTGGATCGTGTTCGACATCGATGGCCTGAAAGACTGCGCCAGCATCGACGCCTTCCTCAAAGCGCTGCGCATCGACGACACTTCGCACATCGTCCAGTGGAGCGCATCGTATGGCATCGAAAACCTCGACCTGCGTGCACATGTGTTCATGCAGGTCGACACGCGCCTGGCCGCGCCGCTGCTCAAGCAATGGCTGATCCAACTCAACCACAGCGTGTCGCTGCTGAAAGACGCGATGGGGCTGACCCGCACCGGCAACGCACTGCTGTGGGCACTCGACATCACCGCCTGCCAGAACGACAAGCTCATTTACATCGCACCGCCGAAACTGAAAGGCATCAAGGACCCGTTCGCGCGCAAGGAACGTATCAACCTGGTACGGCGCGCACACAGCATGCTGGCCGCACCGGCCTCGATCAACTCAACCGCGCAGAACCGCGCGCTGACCGACAAGCGCATCGGCGAACTGCGCGAGAAACTGGGTTACCCGGCACGCAAGATCAGCTACAAGATGGCCGCCAATGTCGAGGTGATGGTCAAGCCGGACGCCTGCCTGGTGTCATCGATCAAAGCCGAACGCGGCTTCGTGTACTTCAACCTGAACGGCGGCGACAGCTGGGGCTACTACCACCCGGAGGACAACCCCGAGTTCATCCACAACTTCAAGGGCGAGCCGAGCTACCTGACGCGCGAACTGCTGCCCGACTACTGGCAGGCCCTGACCGCCCAGGCGGTACGCACCTCGTCCGCCGGAGTGACCTACCTGGCCTTTTGCGACAGGAAAACCGGGCTGTACTGGCGCGGCACCTACGACAGCGCCGACGATTACCTGGACCTGCACATCGCCCGCAACGAAACCCAGGTGCGCCATTTCGCCAAGCAGCACGGCATGCCGCTGGGCGATTTCATCCCGGAATGGGACCTGGTGTTCGACCCGCACGGGCCCGACCACGACCATACAGGGCGCCTGAGCAACACTGCCGCGTCGATCCCGACGCGCGTCGATACGGCAGGCAAGGTAATCAACCTGTTCCAGCCGAGCATCTACATGCAGAATGGCGCGCGCGCGGCAAAAAAAACCAGGCCGCGCGCCTGCCCACCGACGGTCCACAAGATCATCCACCATGCGCTCGGTTCTTCCGATGAAACCACCGAGCGCTTCATCAACTGGCTGGCCTATATCCTACAGTTCCGCGACCGCGCGCGCACCGCCTGGATCATGCACGGCGTGCCAGGCACCGGCAAGGGAATCCTGATGAACAAGATCCTGCGTCCGCTGTTCGGCCAGAACCAGACCGCCGCGCGGCGCGCCGAAGACTTGAATGAACCCTACAACGCTTACCTGGAACAATGCTTCCTGGTGTTCGTCGACGAGATCGAGGCGCGCGCCTTGATCAACGAGCGCGGCGTGATGGCCAACCTGAAAAACTTCATCACCGAGGAATTCATCACGGTGCGCGCGATGTACGCGGCCGCCCACGAAGTGCGCAACTACACGTCCTGGCTGTTCGCGAGCAATAAATCAGATCCAGTCATCATCGACAAGGACGACCGCCGCTTCAATACCGGCCTGTATCAGACGATCAAACTGGCCATCAGCGGCCACGAGATCGACGTCGTGCTGCCGACCGAGCTCCAAAGCTTCCACGACTACCTGGCCGCCTATGCGGTCGACGTCGTCAAGGCCAACACGCCGGCCGAAAGCTGCGAACGCGACAACATGATTTCGCTGTCCGAGAGCTCGATCGACACAGTCGGTTCGCACCTGCTCGAAGGCAACTTCGAATTCTTCGTCGACCTGCTGCCGACCACGACGGCGTATCAAAGTAACGCGCTCGAATTCAACAAGGTCGAGAACTACACCGACGTGCTCAAGGCAATCCTGGCCAGGACCCGCCCCGACGGCTCGTGCAACATCAGCCGCGACGAACTGCGCGCCGTGTTTCATTACGCGGTCGGCGGGGTGCCCGACAGCCCCAACAAGTTCACCTCGCTGCTCAAGCACCACCGCATGCACACCACCAAGGTCTGGGTCGACAACAAGGCGGTGTACGGGCTGGCCACGACCTGGGGCGACGTGGCCCAGTTCCCGCTGTTCGCAGCAACGCTGAACCCGCCACAAGCGGCACCGGGGCCGAAGCTGAAAACCGTGAAGTAAGCCCCGAGCCCTAAGCCCCGAGCCCTAAGCCCCGAGCCCTAAGCCCCGAGCACCAACCACAGGAGTGCAGCCATGGCCAAAGTTGCTGACAAACCAAAACGCCGCCACACCACCTCGACCAACGAGCGCGTCCAGCGCCTGGTCAACCTAGCCGAGCGCCTGATCGAGTCGCCAATGGACCAGCACGAAATCTCCGCCTTCCTCGGCTTCTCGCC